ATGCGAGGAAGTTATTTGATCAAATGCCTTTTGAAACGCCATGAATCAGAGCCTAGTGCACATACCCAAATAGTAGCTACTGCAATCTATGTTACTGTGTTGTCTAGGCAAGTTTTGTCTGAAATACCATTTTTCTATATTTTACTAACAGCATAACTACCCCAGTCCTTCCCCCGTCACTAGCAGTATCGTCTTTAAAGATTGAGTTAAAAGTTGCGATGACTTACTCAGTCCACGAGGCACGGGAATGTTTTCTAAGCCTCAGAAAAATATCTGATCATTGCCTTCCAGCTTCAAGAAAAGCTACGGATGTGTTAAAACAGGATGAAGTGGGCATTTTTCTGACTTCGATATAAGACCGTAATTAAATCTCACAACCTTAGTCCACCTCTAAATCCAATACATCCTCCTATAAGCTACCAGCAGGTCCAAAAAACTCAAAATGAATATCTGCTTCAACGCAAGCATCAAAATACCCTGGATCCCACGTCAAATTTTCAGCCCATAGATAAAGTTCCAAAAGGTACTAAATGCCTACACACTAGAGAGAACTTTCTTTTCCATAAACTTAGAGTTGGTTCCTATAAAGGTAGTTTCACTTGGGATTTGCTAACAGTTTATGATAAATCGTAGGGAATCAAAAGAGAAAAAAATGCTGTTAACAAAGGTGTTTTTTTGAAATTGTTATCCAATTGTTTTGTATTATATGGAAAAAAGCTCATATCTGTAGGGCGTCAGACAATCTGGTCGTATGCCTCAGCCATGTACAAATTTGACAATGCCTCCTTGTGATTTAGGTAACTATAACCTTATCGCTTATATGGGTAGAGGCTTATCGACAGCCACATAATGGGGCAAAAAATAAGTTGTCATGTACGAGTAAAATACTTAGAAAAAGCTACTCATTTTAGATATACAGGAAAAAATAGGATATCTATTCTAAAGCAAGAAATGCTTGAATAAACAGTTGCAGATAAATAAAAAAGAATGGCTTGAGATGGATCATTAAGAGGCATTCAAAAGTTGGATAGGCAGTTGAAGCTTGTTTTTGCTTGAATGAATTTATTAAACCTAGAGCCTGGATTTGGGAAGTTGGGATAAAGAAACCTAATCTTCTGCATCTGGTCTATGTATAACCCACCCCTGTCACAAGCATAAAACGAGTTTGTCTACAATCGAAGCCCTTTTCTAATGAAGGGCTTCGGCTGTAAACAGAGTACTAGAAAATCCAACATACCTGTATAATGGAGATATTCTCTCTTTCAGAAACTTGAGTTGTTCTCAAAGGAGACTCTCAATCATTTGGGACTAGTTAAAAGTGTATGATAAACTGTACAGAATCAAAAGACAAAAAAATACTGTTAGTAAAGGTGTTTTTTGAAACTATTTTCCAATATTTTTCCATAATATAGAGATAAACCCATATTTGTATAACCTCAGCAGGAAAAATCAGCTATTCTACAAGCTATTAATCACTCCTAGATTTATGCAGCTACAACATGAATGTACAACCAAATAAGGTTTGATATATGTAAGGTGATTAATATGTAATTCAAAAAAATAAATAAAACACTGTCCTCCATAAACTAACATATAGAAGAGACAGTGTTTTGGTTTGTTATTATTTAAAACATCTGCTACATTACTAAATCCTCCAAGACGTACAGTACACACTAAAATAGTTCAACAAAGATTGAGACATGAAAAGCCTTAATAACCAAAGATATCCACATTCATGTATTACTTTCTACCGAGTTAAAGAGATAGCTAAATATTTCGATTCACTTCTACAAAATCTATCGGTCCACCAAAATGCTATAACTCAAATTTTAGACAAAAAAGAGGACAAAAAAGTATCGTCCCCACTCTGTCCCCAAGTTAGTACTTTTAGAACCTGTACTAGTAAATTAAACAACCCTGTTACATCAAGCATCCTTACCCCAGGTGTTGTTAGGAAGATCAAGTTCGAATCGTAGACCAATATCATCTTCGCTTAGTCGTAATGTTTGATTTTTAGTGGAGCCGAGAACGTAGTCCGTTCGGTGATTCCACAAGGCTTTTATGGTGTTTTCCCCCAAGCTGCGAGTAAAAGCTCCTGGGGCCACTTTCTCGTAAAATGCCCCATAAATCAGCTTGCTACGTTAATTAAATTTAAAGACATATCCACTAATGGAAAGTTGGCCATTTTCTTTATTTAACCGAATTTCGATCGGGTGGAGGATATGCCTCGTTTCTCTCTTATTCATCTACTTGCTTTCCCCCCTTGCTAGTCTTCGTTTTTTGTAGCTCTTCAAGTTGATCTAACCAGGTCATATTCAATGGATTGATAGGTCTATCGCCAATTTCCCCATAGCCATTCTGGTTCTCCTTCTCCCTTACCTCCTTGAAGGTGATAGCTGAAATAGATACCATGTCCTTATAGTATTGAGCACGACTTTGACAATCTCCGCGCAGCTCGCTTTCCACGTTAAACTTGGAATAATACTGTTTGCGCTCTTTGCTTGTGAATAACTTATAATCAATTTCTTGCTCCCAATTGGTTATGATCGGCTGCAAGGTATTTTTTACGTATTCAATGGATTGATGTTCAATATTTGAAAAAGTAGCCCGATCCAACTGTCCTAACTTATGGGGTGGAATTTTATAGATTTTGGCTATTTCACCAATGCCGAACTTTTGTGTCTCAATAAATTCAGCATCTTTCAACGGCATTCCTAAGCTTTGATAATCCAAACCCCCGTCTAAAATGGCAACCTTATGAGCGTTATTTAATCCAGTATTTAATTTCTGCCACTCTTCTCTTGTTCGATCCTTAGCTTCCGGTTGCAAGATATCTGGCACTTTTAAAATCCCTCTACTAGTCGTACCATTCGCATAAAACGTACCGATGAATTTATCTGACGCTTGCTGAATTCCGATCTTTTCACGGATTACTGAAATAGGGGAGATACCCTTTAATCCTGTCTTACTAATAGCCTCTAAGTGAAGTACATCAAACCACGGGATTTTACGTTGCTCCCCATTTGGTAAAGTCGTTGTATACCACACTTCACCTGTGTTCGGATCGGTGGTTACTTCCGTTACAGATGGATTTAAGGGCCATAATGCCTCCAGTCTGCCATTCCATCCCCAATCAATAAGAGCGTAGGCATTTCCCCATAGCATTACATGTACTTGTAGCAACTCTTTAAACGTGTAGGCGTTCATATACGGATTAGGCCGAATGCCTAGCAGACTCGTGACAGAATGGTTTCGATCTCGTTCGATTCTGTTTCCCTTGCGAGTGAAAATCTGGATCGGTAGCTTGCCGATATCACCACCTAAGATACTCGCGCATGTGTAGACATTACTGTTTAATAGAGCTGTGTCACCTGTTACGCGTTCCCCACTGTATGTTGTTGATCCACCAAGTAGATTAATGAGCCAGTCTTTCGGGTTCTGTAAGTCTGATTCATTTTGAAATAAGCTCCTGAATATCATTGCTTTCACCTCCTGTCGTCAGGTACACTCGACAGTTTCTTGCCGATTAGAAAGCCTAAAAGACATAAAAAAACACCGGATACATAAAGTCCGGCGATACCATTTAGTAAGTAGGTGGCTGTCGTAATACAAGCACATCCAGAGAGAATGAGAATATCCTCGATAAATAATAGCAGGAACCGTAAGTACTTCACTTTCTCCCTCCTTTAAATTGCATAATAAAAAATCACCGCATATATAACGATGATTTTTTCATTATCTTACTATCACAACCAATAGTTTTTCATTAAATCACTAAACCATTGAGGCTGCCTTACCTCTTCTCTAGGAAGGTATTCCTTTAAAACAGGTTTAATATCAAGTATTGGAGTACCTTTAACAGCATCTAAACCTTGTACATATAAAACTCTATTCTCTCTTTTTAATAGTTTTACAGTTGTTAACCCTAATTTATTGGGTCTATATTTACTTCGTTGAGCAAGAATCCCTACGTTAGGATAATTAGGATTATTTCTTGGAATCTTAGAACCATATTCAATTTCATCGTCTCGGACTTGATCAAAATAAAAAATAATTTCTATATGTGAGTACTCGTCAATACCATCCAAGCTACTATCTTTCATATGATCAGCTAATGTAATAGTAGAAATCTCTTCCCCCCAAAAATCATGAGACAAATCTTCTCTTTTATTCTCAACAAAACCAATTGGTTTAACTTGAAACATTGAAATCTCATCTCCTTTTGACCTATAAATTAAATTCAATATATTTGTATATTATTTTACAATCAATCTTTAAAAATAGTTTTAAAAGGATTGGCTAAATTAAGAAAAAACTTACTAAAGATTTTAGAAACTGAAATTCCCCGATAAGATATGTGCGTTTAAATCCGCTTTCGGGTCTTTACACATTACCCTTACATGTGCGTTTATCGCTGACGCTATCGGGTCGATCCGATCCGTAGATTTAGACTTGTCCAGCATAATATTTTCCTGGGCGTCCATCTTGGTTACTGCGTTTCCAATTGACCATTCTAGAACAGGGTTCTTGTCGTGTAGAACCTTCTTTTCCAAAACCATTTCTCTAAAATTCTTTGTTGGTTCTGATAGAGTACGCACCCCTTGCCTAATTTCAATCATGGTATAGCCTTCTGCCTCCATATCAGCAGCGAATTGCGTTGCATTGTATGGATCGTAACAAACTTCTTTGATTTTCCATTCCTTATCACGCTCCATGCGCTGAATATACGCCTTAATAAACGTGTAATCCACAACAGCACCAGGAGTGGCCGTCATCCATCCTTGCTGGATATATAGATCATAGGGGAATCTATCTGTTTTTCGTTTGACTGCCAACGTATCTTCCGGCATAAACGAATGATTTAAGATAGCAATGTGGTCATTTTTTAGATCAAATTCAAATGACACACTGGTTAAGTCAATTTTTTTAGACAGGTCAATACCAACGATACATTCGAATTGGGCAAGATTAGGCATTTCATCAACGCCACATTTGGCCCAAGCCTCCAGTGACATATACCCGTTTTCTTTCTGATCTACCCACCGATTCATATTTTTGGTTAAGTAGTTTCGCATCTTCTCTGGTACGTCTAAAGCTGCTTTAAGCTCGCCACGCAAATAAGCCATACCCTCTTCATATGAACATAGGATCGGATTGGCTTTTATCCAGACAGATTCATCTTTGATATCATCGTCCTTGTCAAGTTCGTTGACCATTACGAAATATTCCTCATTTTCTATGGATGAATAAGGATCAAGGAAGCTGGCATCATTGATGAGTATCACGCCCACCCTACTTCTGAAATTTATGACGTGCTTGTGTCGGGTATGGGCGCACGTAGTCAACCGTTAATGATGATTATTACAACAGCAGGATTCAACCTGCACCACCCTTGCTATAGTGTGGAATACTGAGTATATTCCGAATATTACGTTAAAACCGTCACCCGTTTTTCCTGCATCCTTTGATAGAGCAGCGATAAAAGATTCACTTTTGAGATGCTGTATTTTTCCGTAGGCTACTTTGAACTTACCATTTAGATCGGGGCAACCATCAATTTGCGTTCGTGATTCATTCCAGACAATTTTACTTTGCTCGGCTTTGGTAGCTCCGATGTAGACCTCTGACATGTTTTCACCGAAAGCAGAGGCTTCATAGCTTGCCACAGCTCCCAAAGATTGCGATTTAGCATTTTTCCTTCCTACCTGCCAATACGCTTTGCGAAAACGCCGTAGACCTGTATCCTTATGCACCCATCCATAAATGTTCCCAAAGACAAATACTTGGATTTCATGAGGGGTTATTCGTTTACCAGCAAGCTTTCCTTTCGTATGTCTGAATAAAGACATCCAATATAAAAAACGATGTGCTTTTTCCTCGTCAAAAATATAAGAAAAATGTTCCGTCCCCTCATTCTTGATATCATCCAGGAAACGGCTACACGCCCATTTGTGCTTCTCACAAGCAACTATCTCACCAGCTACGATATCAAGACTATAGTCAATTAGTGTTTAATCATAAATCACCAAACGCCTTTTCGACCTCGCTAGGCTCCTGCTTCTCCTGTTTCGGTATTACAAGTTTGCATCGAGAAGCAATAGTAAGGCCCAAGTCACTTGCTGCTGATCTACATTGTTTAAATAATTTATCCTGGTTAATCAATAAATCTGAATAAGCTGCGTTTGCTTCCTCCCATTCGTTCATGTCAATTACAGCCCCGTCACCATCATGAATTGCTTGTTTGCGCTGTACTGTCAATTCCGTTTGTAGCAAGGCATCTGTGACTTTTATATACATCTTTCGGGCATATAAAAAGCGAGCCAGTGCATCTAGATCAAGATTAGTCATGATGCCGATTTGCAACAGCTCGCTTGCAATCTTTTTAAATTCTTTTTTCAGGTCTTTCGGTAGGTAGTTAGGGGGCTTAACTTTGTCATTTGCCGCCTTTATTTCCTGGACTTTACGCTGTTCTATTTCAGCTTTTGTTAGGTTTTTCTTTCCCTTGTAGAGCAGCAAGTCAACTGGTTGCCTTGGTCTAGCCATTCCCTCACCCCTTTTTGTCTATTGAAAATAATGTATTAGACTGTGCAAACAAAGTGCTAGACTGGCATTTATTTATGGAAGAAACCGATCTCCGTTAGTTCAATCTAAGCTCCATTTTTCTACTCTTCGTTGTCATTCCGATTGATTCATAAAATAAAATTGCAGAAGCATTATTCTCCGATACCCCTAATTCAATACTATCAACCTTCAGACTTCCCCCGAAATCAATAACATATTGCATAAGTCTCTTTCCAACGCCCTTATTTCTGTACGTTTCGGAAACACACAAACTATTTACAAATAATATTTTTCTCGCATTCACAAATGAATTTTCAGTTATGTCTTCTTCCTTCGTCACAACTACTCCGATTATCTCTAAGCCTATGGTAGCCACGAAAATATGCTGTTTGACATCAATTAGCTGGCTTTCGAAGAATTCTTTCCCGACTGGAGCTGGGTTTTCTTTATACAAATCTGGTCTTTCAAAAACGTGTAGATCATGAACCTGCCTGAACAAGAGCAACAAAGATTCGTAGTCATCTTGATGAGCGTTTCGGATAGATATATCCATATTTCTCCCTCCCCAATCAGTTAACGTATTTTACCACGCTTACTCTTTAACCAAAATAGTTTTACTGAGCATTTCTGCCCGTTAGTTCAATAATTTACAATGAGTCTGACACTTTATTTTCTGTGTACACCTTTCATTTCTGAAAATCCATTTAGGGAAATTTTTTTATGGAAGACTGACACGCGGTCTAGCGTTAGCGCTGTGCAGGTTTTTGATACCCCCCTACCCCAATACCTTCATACAACTTTAAAAGCTCATCTTACCCCGTTTCTGTAGATCTGTGGACGTATGTGCTTGTCCCTCTGTAATTCAATCAATTAGAGATAGGACAAATAAAAGAAGCAATCCATCAAAAATTGCTTCTTTGTTTTCTAACCCTATTGTTCAAACTTTTATTTAGTTGAAAGTTCACTCTCTGTTACCCATTTATGATTTTTCACTGGTTCTCCACCAGTTGTAGGAGTGTAATCAACCATATACACGGTAGTATGTTCACCTGAATCAATTTTAGCAGTTGCACCTTTCATACCTGGCATGTGGTCTGCTTCTAAGGTAACTTCTGTCCCTGGTTTCAAAGTTTCAGTACCCGCATTTTTAATCTCTTCCTGAACAACCCATTTATGATTTTTTACTGGTTGTCCACCAGTTGTTGGAGTATACGAAACAGTATAGGCTGTCGTATCATAAGCACCTACAATCGTTGCTGTAGCACCTTTCATACCTGGTATGTGGTCTGCTTGGATAATTGCCTGACTTCCAACTGGATAAGTTGGATTCTTTGCTTCTTTTAAACCTTTAGGAACTTCACTCAAAATAGAATGGTTCATATCTGAATGGTTTATGTTTTCAATAGGCTGTGAAGTAGACTGTTGGCTTGTGTTATTTCCACATCCGCCTAAAGCAATAATTGTGGCGACACTAAGAATTATCAGTTGCTTTTTCACTGAGTACATACCCCTATTCCTTGAAATTATTTTCTTATCAAATAATTTACCCACTAAGGTATGTTTGCAAACAAAGGTACAGCAATATTTCCAAACTAATCTCCGTTTAGCTTAATGAGGCTCTTTGTCTAATACTTTATTTCTTCTAACAGATAGATTATCTCCAAGAGCCTCTATCTTCTATAGCAGTCTTCCGGTTATGACACTGCTCACATAATGGCTGCCAGTTGTTCCGATCCCAAAACAATGTCCTATCTCCCTTGTGTGGAACGATATGGTCAACTACTGTAGCACCATTGAGTAAACCTTTGTCAAAGCAATGTTTGCAGAGTGGATGCTTTCTTAAAAATCCTATTCTTGCTTTTCTCCACTTGGCATCGTAGCCACGTTGCGTAGATGATCCACGTTCCCTATCATACTGCTGGACTTGTTTCTTTTGATGCAAAGGGCAATAAGCTTCTCTTGTTAGTGTTGGGCATCTGGAATGCAGATAGGTCTTTAATGGTTTGCTAGGCATTGTTTCACCTTCCTTGTTTAGTAGAGAAAATATCTATCAAAATGACCTATATATATTTATTTCTTTTCTTTTGTGTACTTATTGCATACATCATACAGCGAAAACTAGAGTTACTGTTACAGAAATAAAGGTTATTGCTTACAGAAACCCATCTGGTTAAAATACCCATTTCCGCAAAATTAGTTATTGTAAACAAAAACCCCTATTAATGTTACATAAACTACAGTTCAAACAGAGTTATTGCGACATGATGTAAACATTAAGTACAAAAGAAAAAAGCACCACATTGGGTGCTTAATCTCAGCCAAACAATATCGCACTAAGCCATTTTTTATTACTGTATAATATTAAACACAGATAAATGGCAAATAGAAAAAATTGTCTTTTAAGTAAAAGAGCTAATGCATTAAGGCCAAGTAAGATTAACATAGCTATGTATGTCTTTCCAGTATCTTCGTCATCTAAATGGACAAACAAATAAATTGTAACAAAAATTGCAATAACTAATTGGATATAAAACCAAACTTTTTTAAACCGATCTGTTTTGCTAGGTGGCATTTTCTTATCTATGCTGACTCACCTCTGTCTCTGCAAACTTAACATATATAAAGTATTATTATAGCGGTTCAACTACAAAACCAAAAGTGAGATTTGTAGTAGTAATCAAAACCCCATTACCTTCATTTGCTTCTTCTATTTTATTAACAGTAGTTTGGAGAAACCAGGCTATTAAAGATGAAACAAAAGTAACTGATTTTGAATCAGGATAGTCCAAATTGACATTTATCATGGCTAATAACGTAGCAAATGCGACTCCTGCTTTATGTTGGCGTATCATATCTCTAGTAGCCCTATCATCTAGCCACATTCCATAACCCCACCAATATACTTTAATGTCTACGTTGCCTTTTAGAGAACGTTCTTTTGCCATTGCCATTACTTTATTACTTCTTTTTTTGTTCTCTTTTATGGTCGTGATACTTAGGTCTTTATTTACTACAATATTACCCTCTTTTACTTGTATGTTCAAATCATTCATATGATTCTGAATATCATCAACAAATTCTTCAGGGATTGATAATTCAGAATGGTACGATTGATCTAAAGAGATTGTTCCATCCTCTTTTCTAATAACATATTCTGCTAACATTTCGACATATTTATTTTGATTCTCTTCAATACTTTTTTTAGCGGTAGATGATTCAGCGGCAGTATTAGTTTTATCATAAGCTTCTGCTGGTACTGCTATAGATGTTAAAAGAGCTAACATCGAAAGTGAAAGTAAGACTTTTTTCATGGTTTTCATATCCTTTCAGACTATTTTTTACAATATAAGCATAACATTTAAAAAAAGGTAAATATATGTAAAAAATTCGACACCTTTTTCAATCAAACCAATATATTGTCGAATATTAATTTGAAAGCAATATAAAAAATAGCCACCCGCAGGTGACTAATGCACTTATTTCCCTATTACTCAGTCTTTTCTTCTATTGATTGCTCAATAACATAGTTAATTTTTAGCAATATACCAAGGCGCCAATAATACCAGATTAAGATTGCTAAAGCTAGTAACAAAGCAGAACCAAACATTTTAAAATAAGATAACATATTGTTTTCGAGAGCTTTTAATAAAACTTTGCCTACTTCGTTATTAATAAATTCATTAAATTCTTCTTTGGATTGTAGAGTTTTAGAAGCTATCAGGGAAATGATCCCTAAGAATGTAGCTTCCGTTGTGGACAGGCCCAAGGCAAGGAAAAAGGAAATGGAAGTCTGGGAAGTGGAAGAAGCCCACCTTTTTCTAAAATCATCTGAAAAGGATTCGTTATTACATCGCTTTTCTTTTAGCCCTAGCTTAGGTATGCGCCAAGGTGAAATTATTGGTTTGCGATGGAAGGACATAAATTTGGAGAATGGGGTTATATCAATAACCCAAACCTTAAGTCATGACGGAAAAGAGTTACAGATTGGAGCTAAAACTAATTCTGGAAATAGAACTATAGCTATTGATGCAGAAACAGTAAAAGAGATGAGGAAAGTTGAAAAAAGATACAAAGCTGAAAAATTAAAAGCTGATCCAGGTATGTATGAAGATAACGGGCTAGTTATTTGCACTATTGTAAAAAATCCGGTAACACCAAGAAATTTAATGAGGTCATTTTACCGCTTGATTGAACAAGCGCAGGTAAAAAATAAGATTTCATGATCTTCGACATTCACATGCCACCATGCTATTAAAAGCAAACGTTAATCCAAAGGCTGTTGTTGAACGTATGGGGTGGTCTGATATGAAGATGATAGACCGCTATGCTCACGTTTTGCCTAACATTCAAAAAGAGACTGCTGAAACTTTTGGTAAAGTATTCTTTGAAAATAAAGAAGCTAAATAGAAATTTCATTCGCGCCAAATTCGCACCAAAATTTCTTTTCGCACCAAAAAACATATGGACAATTCTATCTGTTAATAACAAAAACCCCTTGATTAACCAAGGGGTTTAACAATCTTATGTATGGTGATCCGGACTGGGTTCGAACCAGCGACCCCCACCCTGTCAACTATCCGATTTGGGTTCGGAGCCTTTCCGTTATGTCCTCCCGCCTGTCCATCCGCTACATATCAACGTTTGTCCATCCGCTCTCTTTCCGTTAATGAGTATTATACCGTACAGGAGCAGTAAACAGCAAATTTCTTGACCTACAGACTGGGTTGCAAATGTGCCCTCGGGTCTCTTCTATTTTAATCGGTAACGGACGCAATGTTCCCGAAATCAATCCACGTCCAATCCCCGTTTTCTTCCTCGATTCTAACTTGCTTCATAATCGTATCAAACGACTTGGCAACGCCCCTCACCGTCAGGAACTCGCCTCCATTCTTGGAGACTTCCCGCCAATACTTAACGGTTATCTCGAAGTTATAACGTTTACTTTCCGTCAACCTATAGTTAATCGCCATGATTTCGTCGTGATCGAGGTCAGGCTTCGGTAGTAACGATAGCTCTCTTCGATGCTTTAGATACCATTCGCGTTGCTCCGGCAATACCATACGCATGGAGCCGAATAGGTCGTTAATCTTTGTTCGCTTTTGCATAGTAAAACTCATCCTCCGTCCATAGCCAATCTATCAAGTCTAGGTTAGGTGATACGATGATGTCAACGATTTGATTGACGCGGATCGTATGAGAGTTCCAATCCGTTACTAGCTTGATTTGTTCACTATCATTAGCCGCGATCCAGCCCCACGACGTATGGGCTCCCGATTGATCCGACCAGATAGCCAATAGTGGCCTGTTGTTGTTGATGACATTTTGTACACCCTCTAAAAACAAATCCAGCAAAATGACCGCCACCTTCTATTTGAATAGAACATTTGTTCCTATTATATGCGAACAGAACGGGAACATGCAACAAAAAAAGTGCCCACCTACCAGCCGTTAGGCCAATAAGTGGGCTCGTTTCCCTATTTAAGTTTTCCTTCGCTATTGTCCGGTTTAACGTAACTATACGCACCTGCCGCAGTCAATCCGACCACGACCGTAGTCAATAGATTCGCCTTCAATGCGCCGTCCGGCAAGAACACGAACACGCCCGATAGCGCAATCGCTACCAACGGAGCAAACTTCGTCGGCACTCCGAATCCTTTCGCGATTCCAGTCAAAGCCGCCACGATTGCGGCCAGCGTCGCGATGTCATACGTAAGTTCCACGTTATGCACCCGCCTTTCTCGATACCCGATCCGCTAGTACGAAGACCAGCCACGGCATGTCCTCGATTACCTTCTGCGGCTCCTTTCGTAACCGCTCCTTCCATTCGGCCGCATCCGACAGTAGTTCCTGTGCCGCGAGATTATCTATCGACTTATCCGCGAGTTCTAGCTGCCATTCTTTTAACGCCAAATCCACCGCCTCCTCGATTTTCATTATAGGTACCGGGGCCACCGGCTTATCAAAACGGGTTAACTTATTCCCGTTTACAATCGACATAATTAACGTAACGTAATTCGGATCAGTCGCGTACCCGCCCCGTTTGACCGCCTCCGCAAACTCCCGTGGTGTCTTCGCTTTCCACACGCCCGCATTTACGTAGCGCGGTTTCTTCAGCAGAGCGAAATGGTCGTCGATGGCCTCGCCGTAATTGTTGTACGCTCGGAACCGTGCCTTTACTTGTACCTTCGTCTTGTTGCCGGAAGTGCCGAGTATCTTTACGAGGTCACCGCTGGCCCGCGCCTTCGCTACGTCCGCCGCCGAATAATACTCCGTGGTCAAGATCGTAACGCTACCGGCCGACCCCGTTCCTTTGATATTGCCGAGATTATACGACTCGCGCCCCGTCACCATATCGCGCGGTGTCCGCAAGTCCCATCCGACCTCTAGTATGAGTTGCGCGATAACACCGGACGGGCACGGGTAGCGCCCGACTACGTGCGGTGCTATCAACAAGATTAGCCGTTCTTGCTTCGTCATTTGTTCGACCTCATTTCGTTAGAAAATAAATAAGGATGGACCCGATAAAACTCGTTCCCATCCCGATGATTACGCCCCAGCTTCGGCGCGAATCCGATTTGATTTCTGCAATGTCACGCGCGTTTTCTTGGGCCAACGCTAGTGCTTCCCGTGCTTTGTCGTGTACTTGTTCGAGCTTTTCACGGTCACGCGATAAGTGGTCGACCTTTTCTTCCACGCGGACCATGCGCTCCCGTACGTCTTGTAAAATTGATACAGTGTCGTGTTCTCCCATGCGCACCCTCCTAGAATTTGATTCCGGTAATTTCTTCGTAATCGGCCGGTGTGATCTCTCCATACGGGTTGGCATCTGTTTGTACAGCAAGTCGTAGCAACTCGTCCGTAATCCAATTGTATCTATAAGCTAACGACCAGAAGTTCATTACTTACTCCCCCCTTTTAACTGGATGATTTCTAGTCTCAGATTCGCCAACTCTTCTCCCAACGACTTAATTAGTGCATTCTTTTGTGAAAGTTCAATCTTAGTCTTAGCGACTTCTTGGCCTAGTGTTACAATTGGCATTTTAGCGTTGTCCCGTTCCTGCTCCATTTCGCCCAAATCCATAGGTTTTATTAAAATCAATCGAATGCACCTCCGAATCCTCTTACAATTACAGGCTCAGTTGCAACTCCTTTAACAAAAACAAAGCGTACACTAACGCCCCATTTTTCTGCTGTTTTTTCCTTGTTAGTGAAAATGAAGCCTCGGTTGAATTTAACGTTATTAGTGGCATCTTCCCATGTCGGCAACTCGTCAAACGCATTGTTACACACCTCTACTTTATAATCTGCACCAGGAGGAACCGTCGCATCAATCGTTATAAGAATACGTTTAGCAGCAATAGTGGTATCAAAAGGTTTCTTTAGAGAGAACGCTATCTTGTCGGCTGATCGACGGAAAGTAAACGTCCTAGTCGATTTCAAGCCTTTACTGTCGGTTGCCTCGATCGTTAATGTGTGGGCTTCTGTTAAAGAGAGCCGTAGCCACATGTCCAGTGGGATAGTCAAAGTATTTTCCATTTTGTCAGTTCCAGCGAATGTGCGGATTGCCTTACCGTTGATTTTCTCAGTGATGGTAAACGTGTCACCCTCTGGCTCTGTTACCGTGTATTTCTTCATAGGGACAGAACTGAGTGTGCCAAGGTCTTCATTTTGACCGCTTATAACGGGTGGTCGGTTATGGACGACTCGGAATTTACGCGTAATCTCAGTTGATTTACCGCCTTGGTCATCTTCCGCCCAAACAGTTAGGGTGTAATCGACGTCTTGGGCTAGGTCAGATCCTGTTATATCGGTTGTACCGTCATAGAGACGCTTGGCTCGGAATGTTAAGGTTTTGGCAAATGAAATAGGCGTACTACCGTTGGATACCCCCGATTGCAACGCCCTTGCCGTTCCTTTATTTACTTGGTACTTTACTGTAACTACGTTATCCTTGTCGATGTCGGATGCGGTTCCTTGAATGCTTAACGTTGCATTTTCCGTAAGCATTTGGTTGTCGGTTGGTGATGAAAGGGTAAGTGTCGGATTAGAGTTATCAGAATACTCGATAGTTACCGCATACTGATAGTAATGGGTATAGCTTCGCGTGTCACTTCCTGGTTTTGTAACGGTACCGCGATAGTTTTGCCTATAACTATAGACCGCAGTTGAGGGTCTTGTAACCGTGCCGGAATACGTTGCTGTTGCTGTCATACTCCAATATTCGTCTGGATTTCGACCAGATCGTGTGCAAGCCCCAAAAGAAACGGAACCCGTGCGATATAGAGTTCCACTATACCCACCCTCGTTATATGAAATGGAGCTAGGCAACGATCTTTCCGCGCTTCTCTCCGCTTCTGGACAAGAGTTCATCATGCCACTTGATGCAGTATAGCTTTTCGATACAGATTTACTATCCCCAGTAGAGCCACTTACAAGTGTTTGTGTGGGGCTACCGTCTTTATTTAATGTCCCACTGAATCCCCCACTATTATAGGAAATACTGCTCGGAAAGGAATTAGATGAGCTTGTCTGCGAAGTAGTTACCTCTTTACTCTGAGAGGGTGTGTAGGAACCTCCTGTTTGAATCCACCGTGTGTAGGAACCGCCACCGAGTGTAAATGTTACAGTGTTACCGTTCACTCTATATGAAACTGTCCCCGTATTAACTACTACAGACTTAACGCTATTCAATCCCGGTATGGTTAAAGTGTGCGTTTGTGAACTGTATGGTAGTTCATCAAATTGTTTTTCAAGTTTTTTTATAACGGCCACTATACCACCAGCCTTTTGTTAGTCTCGTCATACCAGCCCTCGGTTAAAATCACATCATTTAGAGTTACAAAATTTTCGAAGAACACATTGCCTGTGAAGTTGTTAAACAATGCGTCCTTAACTGTCTGCACCTCGATCTGTAAGGCAGCAATCGCTACCGTATGCTGTTCCAGAAGCTTGTGCGCATCAGCTATTCCTTTTTCCCATCTGTTGACGTCATTTTCAGTAATATCATCTTCGAACTTCCAGTCTAACCGAACGTCATACGACATCAACGCACCCCCTCTCGAATAACAAAATTGAACCGAAATTCCAAACGCTGTCCTTCGCTAACCGGAACGTCCGCCTGCCTCTCCGCAATCAGACCGCCCGCTTCATCGTACAGTCTTAATGAAGAAACTCGCGTAATCCCTTTGACTGATTCCGTACGGACGGTCACCGCCGCCCCATTCCGGCTAATGTTCCGAATAGGTACCGTTTGATTATTAAGAACGATAGATGTCGCGCGTGTAGCGATGTCCTCCGCAATGCGTTCGAGATATCTTACGTCCATCTATAACGTCACCTCCCGCTGCTCCTTACCGATCGTATCCCCGACACGCAGTTCGCCGATCGTCCGATATCGCCGTAGAATTACCGTTACCGTATCGACTACTTCGATTACTTCCCGTGGCATGGGCGCTAGTACCACATCGACATGAGCCGGTGCCATTTCACGGAGGGCAACGTAAGCATCGCATAGATTCGGTGGGATATCGCCGCCAATTACGATAATGACCGTATACTTACGGGGTTCCTCCTCAGCCGTGGCGTCGGGGAAGAACGCATCGGCAATGGATTCGAGTACGGCTAATGTAACCGTCCCCGTACCGCGTAGCTTAGACTTGATAACGGAGCGTCGCTGCTCGATCGGTTTAGATAGATCGGTGGGCACTCCGACAACGGCTTCCCATCGTGCTAGACCCCACGTTGCCGTATCTACGAAGAACTGGTCGGCTAAGTCCCGAATCCCCTCGTGCAATAACGCAAACTCTTCTGATTCTCGGTCAATTATGTTCTTTATGTGCCGCGACTCTCCGTAATGGATCGTTGGCAATGAATCGAGCATTCGGCGCTTAATTACGTCATTCACTGAGTGTCACCGTCCCTAGTACCGCGATTGAATCGGTGCCTATCGCTATATTCTCCTCCGCACCATTAACGGTCAGATCGGCATAATCAAGTACCGAAGCCGAGCCTCCGATCACGCCGGCAACCCGTGTAAAACGTACAACTGAGTCAACTAGCGCGAGCTTACCGAGATAATCCGTCAGTGCTTTCGTCACTTCTTCGCGGGCCTCTTCGATGGTATGGCCGTTCACTAACGTTATCTTTGCGGCTACATTGATCGGTATTTCGGCTACACCAACGACCGTCACTTCCGCACATGCAGGTCTCTCCTTTTCGATGTAAGTCGCTACCTTGTCGATAAGCTCTTGGGAGGGCGCCCGCTTCCGATCATCAAGTAAGACGACTTTTACCGTTCCCGGCCCGTCCCACACCTCGTATACTCGCGCATCAGAGATACCAACGACATCAAGCGCCCATTTCCGGTAATGATGACGATTGCCTGACGTAATAGGCTTTCGGACGCGATCAAGGTACCGTTCTAACAGGGCGTCGTCTGATTCTTCGTCAATACCGCCCTCGAATGGCAGCTCGTTGGTGACGCCGGTTATCCCTGTGATATTACCTTGCGTTAGCTTGATTTCGCCAGCACCCACGTTGCCCGATTTACCGCCTTCAACGGCTTTCGCTGCTAACGTAATAGTCCCGTTTAAAATGACGCCAGACTCCGTGACTTCAAAGTAAATCGGCTCTTCACCATCCGTAGAAACTTCGGTACCTACGGGGATTTCCGTATTCTCATGCCCGTAAATAGTAACGGTACCAATAGCCTTTTCCGAGGGCTTTCGGTAGACACCTAATTCAGCACATCTACGCGTCAGCCACTCGTTGTAAGACGACATGGTACCGTCAGTATTTATCGCGAATCCTTTATCGAGTACCGCGTCCAGCTCCAGCCATAACGCCTCTAACTCGGGTGCCACGGGAGCCGTCGCATCATACAAGATCGCACCAGGTCGCTTGTCTACGTCCGGCCGAGACCTTTCGAGTATCCGTTCAAGGATTTCCTCACGCGTTTGTTGTTCGTACACCGTCACACCTCCTCTACGACATCTAACGTTAGCCCGTCCGTCGTATCAACGTAAAAAGAGACGGTCAATTTGTCCGCCTCTCGTTCTATCTCAAAGTCGTATACATCGTCTATTCGATCGTCGTAGATCAATGCCTCAGTTATGACACGGGGTATCTCCGACCGCAAAAGCTCTATCGGTAAATCTTCCCCGATTAAGTCTATGAGTTCACAACCGTACTCGCCGTCGTAGTAAATCGGAAACCGAAACCGCGCAGTCATAATAACCTTGCTGATAAATTGACGGATGGCCGCCTCGCCGTCGATCATGCCGTCAATATCGCCGGTATTGAAGTCCAGCGAATAAGTTAGCGTTGGCTGGACTTCTGGCTCCGATTGGATCACTCGATCCTCTAGTCGTTGTAACGGACTAAGCGCCATTATAGATCACCACCCGATCTTGAATGATATACGTTTGGCCCTCGTCAATAGACTGGATGATGACGCGATCGCCCGCTTTCAATTCGTCGGTAAACTCGATCTCGCCCTCGATAACCAACTCCGTGATATCGTGCACGTGGGGCGTATAGCCTGCTCTCGTCATAACCTCGCGCACTGTCTCACTGGTTAAGGTAACCTTCCGTTTATGCCGCGTCAGATGCTCCGCAACAATCAAGTCTTCCGCTAACAGCTCAAGTTTTTCATCGTTATCGACTGTAACTCGTATAGCTGGCGGAGGAGCAACGACAGTGCCAAGCTCGATATCCACGTCCTTGTTGTATCCGATCTGTTGAATGAGCTGTCGAAACTGACTCGGACCTCCGCCTTCCAGCCGACTAGGCTCTTGGAGTCTTTTTGAGGATTTCGTCGACAATAGATTTCCGCCCCTTTCGTTTCTTTCTTTTCTTCTTCGGCTTGTCTTCCGGTGGTGGATCGTATTTCAACGTTGGAAGATCGTCCGTCGCGCTCAACGTAAGTGACATCGTATGTTTGCCGCTCTCAAATGTGTGACTATCGGTTGAAACGCAGTAACCTCCGATGATCTCCGTCATTGATTCTTGTACATAGACGCCTACCCCCGCGTACACGGTGTCAATCCCTAGCGCATTGACGGTCGCCTCGTCGTGTATGGTTCCGAGGTCTTTTAGGAGCTGTTTCGCTAACTGCTCGATTTGGGATCGGGTTTTATCCGAGTCAGCACTTTCGAGGTGCTGCATGATGCCGAACCGTTTTATGAGTGCGTCGTTTTTGACTACGGCCACCAACGGCTTTTTCTTGTTATCCCCGCCGGTCACCTTGACCTGTGTTCGTAGTTCTTCGATCGACTGCGAGTATGACGCGTCCAGTATATTAACGCCGTTTTCGAGTACCCACCGAACAGGCTGTTCTTTCCGCGATAACAGATTAAACTTGCCTTCCTTCGAGCAAATAAAAAAGCGCCGTCCGGTCTGCTTCTGCGTAACCGTTAGCGCTGTTATCATCATGTCCCATATGGATTTATTCCGGAGCACAAGCTTTGGTATTACGTATCCTGTATCGTCAATTTTACCGACTGCAATTCCGAACTGTTTGCATAGTTTCTGCGCAATGGCACTCGCCTTCATTCCACGGAATATCTGCGTATCCTGATTCTTCGCAAGATAGATATTATCATCGTATGCCGTAACGCTCATGATCCCGCGATCATTGATATTATGCTTGAACGTCAGACCCCGGAATAGTTCACGTCCATTACTGTAGAGACGTAACTCCTTGCCGAGTTCTACGGGGACAGCTTTTTTACGGCCGTCCACCGTGTTTACGAAAGATATTTCTAGGGTACGGGCTGGCTGCGTAATATCGCCGGACCATGTAGCACTTTGAACAACCATAGGCGCGCCGTCATAATGCACTTCCCACGTCATACTAACACCAACTTCTGACCCGGCTTTATTTTGTTGGGATCGGAACCAACAACGGCTTTGTTCTTGGCGTAGATGTCCCGTGTTTTAAGTCCGTATCTAGCCGCGATCACAGATAGGCAATCGCCTTTCTTTACGACATATGGCTTCGGAATCTCTTTCTTACCGCCTCTTGCGGCCGCCTTTTTCACTTTTGCCGTCGTTGCTGTACCGTTGCCTTTCTTCGCGCCCATGTCAACTTGACGGATGCTTGTGAACTTGTACTCTTTGAGGTCAAGATCGTAGTAGATATCACCGGGCGCCCCGTGTTTTTCGGGCACGATATCGAACCTGCGTATGGTGACCGCATAGTTTATCGGGGTTCCCGTAATCGTCAGGCGGCACGGCTTCCGGGAGTCGCGCCACCTCTCTAGCATCTCTCTAGCTGACCACGGATCGGGAAAGCCTTCGTACTCGCAATAGGACGGGTGGTAGTCGCGAGGAAAGAACGATGAAAACGAAAAGTCTCGCAACTTAGGATCACCGATAACGGTAAATTCACCTAAGTGCGAGACCTCAACGTCCTGATAGCCGAAATCGCTCGATATTTTAATAGACTCCGGATTAACCGGAAGTTGCAGGCGTTCCGCCCCGTTATTGTAAGAGAGCCAGAATTGAATACCGTTTGTAATCGTCATCACCTCGTTTACATAGAAAAAGACCCCTTAAAAGGGGTCTTTCTTTTTGTCGAATTATATTTCTTTATGTCAAATACATAAATATGCTATCATCAAATATAGCAACAAGAAATCCACCATTAATACGCCTCGACGAAAGGAGGTGATAATGATGAGCGAATACGAGTCTTTAAGTATAGCTATCCAACTAGCTGTACTTATCGTAATGATCACTAAGTAGTATATCTACTGTGTCATTTAACCATTTCAGGATTTGCATTGTCACAAGCTGAACCTTCCTTAAGAAAGGTCATAAGTGGGCCAACACTTATGGCTTTTTTCTTTACTCTACTTTGTAGAATAAATGACTACTAGCAATAATTTATCATCAGTAATGACTTCTTGTCAATTATTTTTTACAAAAAATTACGATGAAAATGTAACTACTCCTAATTATAGCCTAAACGTAGTGTTCCAAAACCATAAGGATAACTATCCTTCCCATAAATCCCGTCACCTCTGTTTACACCTGTTCGCTGATTTTACGTACCATAATCGACATGATCTTGTCTGCCGCTGTCTCTAAGTTTCCGTTGTAACCCTGTATGATAATGTCTCCAAACGAGATGTTTTTCACGCCGTTAGAGTCCTTGCCGTCGATCGTAAGGTTTCGTCGTCTATCGGATGGAGTGTTAGAAGCCTCTTCCTTGCTGGCTCGGTTTTCCTCTGCGGTCATTACCCTTTCGCCTTTATGCAAACGAGCTTGGTAGCCATCGAATGGTACGTAATCAAGGCCGCTGTAGTGAGAGCCGTCGTCCCCGACACCGATGTTACGACGTTCGCGGAAATCTCTCATCTTCTCTTGTTGAAGCGAGTAATCCATTTCGACTTCGGTTATTTTCGGGATATTGAGCGCGAACTCTTGACCACCCATCAAGTCAGGCATTTTAAAGTTGAAGGCTTGGTTCATCGCGTCAATTAACGTATTTAACTTCCCGATTACCCAGTTCACTCCGGTCGCAAACGTGTTTTTGATAGTAACCCACATGGAATGGCCTGCTTCTTTCACGGTCTCCCAATTCTTAACCAGTAGATACCCCGCCCCGACTAACGTACCTATACCGACAACTAATAGTCCTATCGGGTTAGCATTAGCCGCGGTATTAAACGCCCATTGTGCGGCTGTTGCCGTTAACATTACGGCTTTATAGGTAGCCCATGCCGTAGTAGCTCCGACAACCAATGGTCCCACAATTTCAAGTACGTCTTTAGTCGTTTTCCCCCATTTTTCCGCCTCTTTACTTCCGAGCCACTTGTTGAAGACGGAGGCCGCATTCGCTCCCTTTTCCGCGAGGTCCTTTAAGGTAGGGAGTAACGGAGTGAACACTTCTATCTTTAATCCTTCCAGTGCGGATTCCAATTGCACAAGCGAACCGTTAAAGTTATCGAGTTGTACTTTCGATACCCTCCCGGCTGTTCCCCCGCTGTTCTCTAATTCCTTCGTAAATTTTCGTAGCTTATCGGGGCCCGCATCCATCAACGCTAGAAATCCGCTACCAGCTTCCATACCCGCGATTATGCCAGAAAGCGCCGTTTTCTGTTCGCTGGTCATGCCTTTCATTGCGTTCTGGAGGTCTTCGAGGATCGTGGCAAGCGATTTCATCTTGCCTCCGCTATCAAACAGTTTAACGCCGAGCTTATCGAACGCTTCTGCGGCCTCTTTCGGAGGCTTCGCAAAACGGGCGAATAGTCCCCGTAACGTAGTACCCGCTTGTTCCGCTTGGATACCCGCATTACCGAGGATACCCGCCGCGGCCGCCGTTTCTTCTAACGACACACCGAGCGCTTTCGCCCAAGGAGCCGCGTACTTCATCGTGTAACCGAGCATTTGAAGGTCAACGTTAGCTGACGTAAACGCCTTCGTAAGCACGTCGGCCACACGTCCTGTATCTCCTGCCGCGATACCAAAACCGGAGAGGATATTCGAGACGATATCGGCGGTTGTTCCGAGGTCTGTTTGGCCCGCCGCGGCCGCATCGAGAAGTCCGGGCATGGCCGCTATGATTTCGTTAGTTTTATAGCCTGCCATCGCGAGGAACTGCATACCTTCGGCGGCTTGACTTGCGCTGAATACCGTAGAGGCGCCGAGCTCTTTGGCTTTCGTGGTTAGTTTCGCAAGGTCTCCGGCGCTAGCGCTGGAAAGGGCCGCAACACGGGACATTGAGCTTTCGAAGTCTGCCGCCGTTTTGATCCCGTCAAAGGCCGTACCGACAGCGACTACTGCGCCCGCCACCATCTTAAGCTTGCCGAGAAGATTCGGAAGTCCCCCCGAGAAATTATTCACCGATTGCGTGGCGGCATTTTGGGCATTACGATAGGAGCCGGTAGATGCGGCAACCTTTTTCACCGATAAGTTCGTCCGCTCGAGTTCCGAAGACACTCGGCGGAGGGTCGGGGTCATCACGTCCACAATCCGTAATCGGCCGACTAGATCAAACGCCATGATTAGCCGCCCCCTTCCTTATTCAACGCCGCAATCTCGTCTTCGACGACCACCTCTGTGGAGGCGTACATAAAGATGCGCTCACCTCTTGGCGCGTTATAAATGTAGGCCGGCGGGAGGCCTTGTCGTTGGAATATCGTGTGTATAACGAAAGCCTCGCCTCCCGCGCGTATTAGTTTTTTACTTGGTCAACCGCTGTTCCAATGTCATACCCAGATAAGTCTAAAATCTCAGAGACAAGCTTAATCCTTTCGCCCGGAAGTAACGTCTTTTCAACAACTTTTACAGGGTCTTGTGTCTCATATTTCGCGAGTAAATCCGGATGTGACCAGTCTGGTTCAATCGTTGCTTTTTGTATCATTATTAGTGCTTTCTTAGTCTGATCGACCGTCTTCCCAAACGTCGCTCTTTCTTGGCTATCTTCGATTTCTTGATCATCAAGAGCACGGATACGGAATGTCCCAAATCGTTTCAGTGGCACTTCTTTTTCGGGTTTTTTATCAGCATCAAGCAGGGCTTTTAATAGATCGTCTGTCATGTAATCATCCTCCTAATTTTTACTCCTCCTCAATGAAATCTAGGAACTCGTAATCTTCAAAAACAAAAGGCCACTCCGTCTCGACGGGTGACCCATGCTCAAATTTCATTACATCAATTTTGGTAAACTGGACGCCCTTTGCGAGTACTCGCTCGGCACCGTATGCCTCGGGATCATCGAGTTTCATAACGAGCTGGCAAACGAAGGCCCCGGCACGGTCGTCCATGATCTGTCCTATCTTACGAGCAAATGCGGACGATATCTTGTATCCGCGAATAGAACCGGTACACTCGATACTCATCGGCTTGTTCCCGGCTTTGCGGCTACCGGATCGCTTAATCTTCTCATATTGAATCTCAACGGATAACTCACCCGCATTGAAATTCGCCAGCCACACGCCGTCCATCCAGATTTCGCCGAACGAACCACTTAGGACGCGGTTGGATTCTAGTAAATTTTTCGCCATCTATACTTACCTCCCTATACGTGGATTCGTAGGAAGATGCGTTCCATACTATCGGTCTCTGTATAAGCGATGTACAAATATACCGCGTCTCCCTTCGATTCAAATTCGGGGTCTAACGTTACAACGGGGTCTTCGAGGACATTCGCTTTACCTAATCGTTCTAGGTACGCTTTGATCGCCGCAATTAAGGCTGCCTGCCCGTCTCGATTGTTATCGATTTTCCCGATGTAGTCGCTCGCGGCCGTTTTCACGATATCCGTATTAATCGCTTGTCGTCCGCGAATCTTACGTATCTTGGCACCACTCGTTAATTGTCCTTTTTCAACGATCACGTAATCACCGTTGTGTACGAGGACAAGCGAACCCGCTTCGAGTGCTTCGTCGATCTGTGCGTTCGTAAGACGTTTGTTAACGTCGTCTAACGGTAGCCTTGCGTACGTAATCGACTTATTGATCGGTGTACCTGCGATTAAGCCGGCAATGTACGTCGCGTACTCACAAGACGGGTACTCCTTGCCGTTGACTACGCCGCCGACAATCAGGTTAGCTACGTAGCTATCCGCTATCTTCTTACTGCGCGCGTTCCCTACTTTCGGATCAGCATCATCTGCCGCCGTACCGCCTGTGACGTATACGAAATGCTTGCCTTCCGCACGATTGCGTTTTACCCACGTTACTGTCGCGTCAATCTCAGCCGAATCCACAGCTCCGTCGTATGCAAACACGTTAAATGCTCGTGTATCAAAGGAATCGCGCATCTCAATAAATGCCTCTGCCGTTTGCTCCTTCGGCATGGTGTAAACGAGCACTTGCCTTGCTCCGCCTTGCAAAACGAAACGAATGGACTGAATATTGGTGACGCCGAACAAGTCAACCGCTTGCTTTTCGGTCTCAATCGTGTAGAACGTCTTTTCTGTCGCTTTTGCTCCGTACTTCATAAGTGGAATTGCAACAATACCACGAGCACCGCCTCGAATCTGTGATGCCGCGGCTTCCACGTACATCAAATAGAGCCCGGGACGGGTCGGCTCATTAAGTGGGTCCCATTCCATCGCGTTACCTCCTTTTATCGGGCTTCAAATCGCCCGTATACGTGCATAATCTTGTCGTACTGTTCTTGCGTTCTTGCCTCGCGTACCTCCGTTGATAACACGCCTAATCGTGCGTAGAGGCCGCCCTCCGTCTTGAATGTCGTTGAAAAAGAAAAAGACCCGATACGGATATACCGCTTCGAGTCTTTCATTGGGATTAATGTAGTTCCATCGTTTGCTTTACGTTCGATTACGTCCATTTTTGCTAGGACATCCTGCGCATCAACACCGTATACCACGATCTGATAGTCGCGATCAATCCGGTAGTGATAACGCGTCTCGGACTCAGAATCGGAGGACAGGAGCCGGACGACTACGTTATTTTTCGCAGGCTTGTCAGGTACCTCGTATTTCAACGCGATCGAAGGTAAAACCGCCTTTATAAACTCGCCCACTGATTCCTGTTCAACAAGTGCGGACATCGTACCACCTCCGTTAGAAACCTAGTCTCTGGACTTCCGCTTTTACTCCGTCTTCAATGTCTTTTAGCCACTTCTGCTTATGTTCGTCGGCCGGAGCATCTATAAACTTCGCAACAGTGCCGGGAGTTGTCGGATTCTTGATGTCGCCTTTTACCTCGTGAATGTAGTAAGCGTAATTAAAATTCGGCCACTTGGGTGTGTTTTCTATTGCAACGGCCGAAATCTCACCGCTTACCTCACCGTTTTTCTGCCGGACCTCCGTACTAATGCCGCGCCGTAGCGTGCCTTTGTCTAAAGGAGCAACGTCTACTGACTCCGCTTTCCATTCATCCATTGCATCGTGCATACCACGTTTGGTCGCGGCGAATACGACATCAGGCGTTCGCTGAATCGCGTCCTTAAATGCCCGCATGTCAAGTTCGAATTCCATAGTTACAGTGACACCTCCGTTAAGATAGGCTTGCCGCCAATATCGCGCTTAATCTCAATAGCTAACGGGCTATACTGGCGTACTCTGCCGAGCTCGTCGGTGAACTCGATCCGGTCTTGGTCAGTGATAGGCGCAAGCTTGTCACAAAGCACCTGCGCAGAGGACACGACTTCCTGTGACGTAACGCCGTGTACACCGCCTTGATTCGTTTGTGCCCGGACAAGCTTCGTCTTCTCTTGTATCCGGCAACGTAACGAAAAAGGATCGCCGTATACCGGTCGATCCCATTCGTCTGTCTTCGGATTGCCCTCGTCGTCTAGCAACGCAGGGTAAACCGTTATTTTGTTTCGCATTGGCACCAAAGGCATTTATAACACGCTCCATCCTACGCCGCGATTCCCGAGCTTCACGTCATTTTCCGCCCCGATTAGTTCACGACTTATTGGCGGTATCAGATCGACTAGCTCTCTCGGTTTGTCGCGGAATGTAAAGGATGCTACACCGGATAACGAAAACGCACTGACGCCGTTATGGGCTTGCCGTAACGTGTCGTTAAACTCTCGGGCCAATACTGCCGCGAACTCATATACAGCCGCATCCGGTACTGTATATTTCGGGTATGCAGACGCTAGTGTACGTGACGCGACGTTAATTATCCGTTGTTTTCTCGCTTCGTCACAGTCCGTCCAGTCCTCGATATCAATAACATTTACGTCAATATAATCGTCTGCGGCTTCGATTGATAACGTCATAGGGAAACACCTCCGGTTTTATTCGGAGGCTTTGCCACGTCCCTTTTTGGCGGGCTGTGCGGCGGGTTCCTCCGTATGAGTTACGTCATCTGTACGTTTGACCCATTCGGGGGCCAACGCGTCTAACATAGCAATTTCGTCTTCTTTTTCGGTTGAATACGTACCGAAGAAGTTAAACTTGACGCGGACATCGCCACTATCAACTTCATAGAACGGGGATGCTTTATAATCAGCCATTTGTTACCTCCTTACGATACCGATGTGGAGATATTTTCGAGAATTGCAATCTTCTCTTTTGCGTTCTTTACCTTAACGCCGTACTCACCACGAATTTGGCGAGCTACAAAGTCAGCTCCTGGTACACCCGCATCTACATCGTACAGCGCACGACCTTGCAACGGATGCATCGACAAGATAGTTCGATCGAAAAGAGCTACCTTATTTTTCGGGAAGTTCGGATCAACGATAATAGTCGCTTCACCGCCACCTACGATGTCGGAGACGAAAGTAGAGATTCGGTGACCAGTAGTGGTATCTTGACGCTCAGTGCGAATTGTATTAGATGCTAGCTTCGAAATTTGACGTGCGCCCGCAGTGTTCGTAAGGATCGTGTTAACGTTACCGCCGCGCAAATAAACTTCCTCCATCAAATCGTTGATGACCTTAGCGTCGATCTCCTTACCGCTTAAGTTCTTTTTAGCAGCGCCCTTCTTATCCGCGTAATACAATAGACCACCGCTCATGCTCGGTGTGCCCTTGTTACCCATAATTTTACGACCGTAGATTAGAGTATCGTTCATCTCGCGGGACATCTCTTGCAAGCGTAACTCAACTTGGTAGTTTAATTCGTCGGTGACGTTGTGGGTACGAACTGCCATTTGCGTATTGGAGACGGATGCATATCGTTCATAGATTTGCGTGTAGTTATCATCAACGTAGCGATCGTGACCCTCGTCTTGACCTACGCCAGCCCCTTGCAATTGCGGTCGAGCTACGATTCGAAGTTCTGCTCCAGCTTTTAGAGCCCCCGCCGTAGTTCCGTCAAATCCACGAATTACAGTAACCTCATCGCCGGCAACAGCAGTTACTTTCATGTATTCTTCGCCAGCTACCACGATTGCGTTAATGCGGAATTTCTCACCGTCGCTATCGTTTACGACCAATTGGGTATCTGTAGCCGTAACATCTGCCTTTACGTTGGCGCGGTTCGAGTTGAGGTTATCTGACATCCACTCAAATTTCGTCTGCGTTAGTGGCTCGCCATTTAGACCTACCAAACCTAGTAGAGTAGGTGAGTCATTGATAATTAGATCAATACCTGCTGATAGTTCACGTACTTGGTCTTTAAAATCATAAGTAAATAGCATTAATGGGATTCCTCCTTGTTTTTGGGTATTAAAAAAACCACCGCTAATAGACCGGTGGTGTAGTTACTTACGTAATTGACTTAGCTTATTGGACAGTTCTAAGACTTTACCAAAGTCTTTTTTCTTCTTTGCTTCCTCTAGTTGTGCTTCGAGTGTTTTAGCTCCCGTTTCATGACCGTACCCAGATGGTCCGCCAATCGTACTAGGCTCCTTTTTGGTCTGCGCGATAAGAAACGGTTTAGTCTCAACTAATGACTGTATTACGCTGTCCATCCCTACCACATTGCCAGACTCATCGAACGTTACTTTAGCTAAATCAGTTGACGCGAGAATGTAGGCATCGTCGATATGAGCAATATTCGCGCTAGCTGCCGCAGTAATAAAAACGTTACGAATTTTCTCCTGTCGGTACTTTGCTTCCATCTCAGCAACACTCTGCTCTAGTGTCTGTTTTGCTGCGGCTTCCTTCTCGTAATCTGTTTTCCATCGCTCGATCTCGGTCATCTCAGATCGCTGTTTCTCTTCTTGTTCTCGTTCGTATTCCGCGAGCTTCGTTTTCAACTCATCATAATCGGCATACTTTTCCGATTTCTTACGTTCACGTGCGATTCGATCCGCAACAATCTTATCTAGTTCTTCCTGCGTAAAAGTTTTTGGTGTTTCTACGGGATCATCGGTTGGTGGCGTTTGATCCTCTGTGGCGTCCTCCGCAAAGGTTTGCAAATTCATCGGAAATAAAAGTTTAAGCGTGTCAGTCATTCGTTACCTCCCGCTTAAAGCCCGTCGGCTATATAGTTCCGAAAGTTTTTCGCCATTTCGTAAGGCCAAACACTATTCCGGTGTTCTAACCGGAGAGACTAAGTGACGACAGCGAGGATGAAAAATATCGCGTCGTCCTCTTAAATCTTCAAGATACGGGTAATCTCCGGGAGCATCAGGCGTCAGCTTAACGATCCGGCCTTCCCAAAGTCCGCAATCATCTTTTGCCCCATGTCTCGATATCCTGCCGTAGTATACTTCGCGCCCAACAGCTTCGTTTATCGTTCCTTCCATGTGCGCGAACATCATTTTCGTACGAGTAACCATATCGACGTAAACTTCCGGCTTCCATCGCCTTCCCGCCGCATCAATAATTCCGGTATTGAGGGAATCCCCTAGTGTCTTACGGAGCCTCGTTAGTGTATCGCGATTGATTGTACGTCTACCGTTTACTCCCTTCGCCATGTTTGCTCGCATAGATTCTGCGGTTACCTTGCGCACAGCGTTCCGTACTCTTCGTTTTACGTTTCTTGTCACCGCAAGTAGGTCCTCTTGCGTATCAGCTATTACAGCGTTAGTCATTGCCTTGTTTATTCGGTTGAACCTCGCTATTGAACGGGCTTCCTCAATCGTTGACGCGGCTCCTAGTACGTAGATAGCGTCTGCTATTCCATTGCTGGCCGCTAAGGGTACGTTTACTCGAACCCATTCCGCAGATTCTTTGTCCAATGCGGATAGTATGCGAGCGACTTCGCTTAGAGATGCAATCCCGTTGTCCCGTGAAATCGACGTGATATCAAGCCGGTCAAGCTCACGGAATATGTCCTCCACGGCTTGCTTGTAAGCGCGAACTAGTTTCTCAGTTTCGTAGTCGTAGTTGGGCATCGGTGGTTGTCGCATTACTCTTCGCCACCCTCGTCATTAAAAATGGACGAGTCCACCGTCCCGTTTGCGGCTTCTTCGTCCTCCTCAATTCGTGCTATAATCTCGTCAGCTTTTTCGTCGTCTACTTCGTCCATATACTTAATTGCTGAACGGACATCGAGGGTAGGCTTGCCCCCAGTTCTCAACGACATAGTTTCCGCGATCTCTTTCTCATCACGAGGTATGCCGTCCTTCCAACGAATAGTTGGGTATGCTGGTGTATACGACTCGAAACCCTCTACGCCGTCATTCGCAAAGTTCTCTAGTATTTGCGATGAGTACAACGCGTCACGAAAAGCATGGTCAACGTGAGCTCTTATCCGTTTAACCTTTGATATAATCGGCATAAAACGTGACTTTATCGCCGAGCCATCAGTATGTGACGTTCCGGTTCCGCCTTTGTCCTCCGCTAATGTCGTACCGAATAGCCATTGTGGCGTCTCGCTCATCTGGAATACGATGCCTAGTAAAACGTCTAGCTCTTTAAAGGCGCCGTCTAACTGCGAATCCCATGTCATATATCCGGGCGTGACTTCCGTTTTATCTACGGGGATATAGCGTCCACTGAATCGTACGTCGGGCTCACCTAAATCGGGCCCGTACGCAGTTGGATCGCTGTGTTTCCACAGGATGTAGTCAATCTGAACCAGCCTATCGTTAATCGCGGCCAGTACCGACTCTATCTTTTCAATGCCGCTACTTCCCCGCCAATCGGTATCAGTAGACTTGTACGGAATGTGATAGACGGCCATGTGAGAGAGACCCGTTGCAACAACGTCTTTCTCGTGTCCTGTACTTACCGTGTCCCCTATGGTGAATGTTTGAATAGGCGCATCATACCGCGTATCTACTGATTTAGGATGTAGCCGGAACCTCTCGTAGATTATTGCCCCTGGAACATGGCGTTCGACGTTAAGGTACGGAGTTTGCGTCATCTTCGAGCCCTCTACGATTGACTCTATTAATCCGTTTGTCTCCGTCACCCACTCGACCCACGCTATATTAATCGCCTTGAATCGTTTTCGCGACCCTTTCGATAGCTCGGGGAATACGTTCGACGGGTCAACCGCTTCGATAATCGGTTCAGGTTTCACTTTGATTTCAATACCATCGGGCACTTCAGATAAATCCTGCCGTGGAGCATAGTATGTCTTGATGAACGCGTCTCCCCGAATCCCAGCACCGGTAACTATCTCGTGACCCAAAACGTTCAAATCGTTTTCCTCAACAATAGAGGTCAGTCGTTGCTGCTCGATGGAGGAGTCAGGCTTGCCGGATTCATACGAAGGTGGCTCACCGAACATTAAATCGGCCGGCTTCGTTAGCAGTACGTCCATCAAGTTGACCGCGATATAGAGCTTCGATAATTGGGGAGCGTGCGGCGTATCCTTTAGGATTTCGGTTGCACGTTCGAGTACTTCCGCTTGCTTGCCGTCGAAAATCTTACGGCCTCGATAGTATTTGGACAGGCGTTCAATGTCGCGTGAAGGTGGGAATTGCGCACCTGTGACGAATAGTTTAGCGATAAGTCTCGCCTCCTTTCTATAGATATGCGGGCTTGTCTGTCACTCGTTTTCTACGCAGCTTTGCCGCGCCATACGCCATATGCAAGGCATCTGGACCATCATCGTGATTATGATTCGGGTACATTTCGAACATCTCGATAAGCAAACGTTGGTCCCGCTTAAATCGAATCTTCCCACTCTGAATATCCGGCAACAATGATTCTATTCGGAGTGCTTTACGCATGCGTTGCTTGATCTCCTTCAGCCGTCGATGTGTGGGGTACCCTTTCCTCCGTAACTCTTCAGCCAGTTTATGTGCAAACCATTCCTGTGCTTGCTGTGCCTCGACCGCGATTCCCTCATACTGAAACTGAAGTGAACGATTAACAACTTCTTGTAGCAGAATGTCGGGATGTACTCGTTTAAGAAACACATCTAGCACGTAACAAACACCCGTGTCACGATTACGGCCTATTGTAATAATTGCGGAGTAGTCCCCCTTCTCCTTACCCATCGCGAAGTCAATTCCGCAGTAATAATCTAACGTCAGGCCTTGCATGTCTTCTTCCGTATAGTACGTGAATGTTTCGGGATTAAAAATCTGCGACTCCTCATCGACCGGATTGCCGAGGTACTCTTGGTTAAACGCCCGTGCGCCCATTGCCTCCCGCTTCTCCATGAAAAACTTATAGGTGTATCGCGGCCATAACGTTTTAGTTCCCTTCAGTAGCTCCGTTTCGTTCTCTTCATAAAAAGAGTCCGCATTCTGTTTTGCATTCGGAACATCCTCGTTGTAAAGCTTTCGCCATAATTCCCATAAGTCTTCACGTTCTGACCACGACAAAATTGCAGGAAACTTGCGCGATACGAAGTCTTTACGCTTTGTGAGGACGTGGTTAAGCAAACTGTCATAATGTACGATTGTTCCCATGTAAACGCAAAGCCCACCAAAACCAAGTGCTTCTAACATCTCAGATCGGAACCAGTGAAGGTTTTTCGCACGCAATTCAGGTGTATTTGTGTTTTCCCCTGATTCCAAGTCGTCGAGCAAGAACAGATCCGGTCGTGTTGCCCCATGTCGGAGGCCCCGCATCTGTGTACCCATACCCTTTGCCTCGACCTTTGTTCCCGTTGTCGTCACGAACTCATACTTGTTGTCCGTATCATTCATGGACTTCTTTTCGTAGAGCAAAATACCGAAGTCCTCACGTAATTTCTGATTAAAGACAAGTTGATTACGCGTCCACTGTATGAAGTCCCCGGCTACGTCAGTCGTTTCTGAAACCTCAACAATATAGCGTTTGTGCCGGTATGCTACGTTTCTACATAGGAACCCATTTGACAAGTAAGCAGTCTTCGCATGATTTCGTCCAACAGACCATGCCACATTTTCCGATACATTACCTCGCGTTATTTCATCGAGTAATTGACATAGCTCACGGTGAAAATCGGCTGCATCCTCATAATCAACTCCTGCCGGTATGAGGTTATCTTGGTTGCCGGGGTTCCTCGCCTCAGAAAAGTATTCGTACATGAACAGGAGGCTATCGTACTCGCAATCGTGGACACGTTGGAGCCTAGATAATTCTGAGTCAAGTAGCTCCCATTGATCAACGTCATAATCCGTTAAGTCGCCTACATCAGCCAGCCGCTTATATTGAGCAATGAGTTCGATACGACGGTCGATTTCGAGCTGTCGCGCCGGACGATCATGCCATTCACCATTGAGGAACGCCAATCACTCGTCACCTTCCCTCTTCAACGAGTCCGCACGTTCCTTCAAACGGGCTAGACGGTCTTCAAGCGACTGAACAGTAGAGCCTTCTTCCGTTTTGACCTCCTGACGATCAATAAGGAGTCCACCAAATTTATAAAACAGCTCAATCCCTTTCATTGAACCTTGCCCTTTAAGCGTCATGTCCAGATGTTTCTCCATGATGTGCGGAAGGTGTGACATAAACGCGTCTGCCGATAACTCATTCGTGTACGCAATAAAGTCACGATTATGATGCCGCCATTTATAAAGAGCACTAATTGAACATTTCGCCTGCTCTGCAATCTCGTCGAGAGTTAAACGTCCTTGTTCGCCATCATCGGGATTACGCGGTAGGAAGTTGTTAATTGCGAGTAATTGAGCTGCCGTTATTTGCTCACGCGTTAATTTCGCTTCTAATTTACGCAAGTCTTTCGCCATTTTACCGTTCTCCTTCGTTAAGATACGTTATTATATTCGAAACGTTCACGCTTTCTCGGCCGTTACCGGGGAGTCGCGGCATAACTGGCGAAGCTAATCGCCAGCACGGTCGTTCTAACGTCATCAAATGTAAAAAGAAGCCACCGATAGGCATCCGGTAGCTTCCGTTTAAATTCGAGGGGTATTCGATTAGACCCGAAGGTTTAAAACTTGTAAGAAAACGCTCGGAACCTGACGGTGAAGGATCGTACACCCGCCTTGGGGGTATCCGTGAAATGCATAAACGTTGCATACGGTTGTAACCAAACGTACGTTTGAGTCCGATAATATATGATCCGTAAACACTTGTTCGCATACGTAAACCCCGTCACTATGCGATTTAATATGTTAACCATACGTTATAAGATTGACATAATCGGGTGTATATCAATATCTAGTACGAACACGGGTTGAATACGAATACATTTCGAAGAATAACCGTGAATACCGTATGCATCCGGGTTGAAGTTTTCGGAAGGGTCACGCGTGGAACGCTCGTGCGGATATTTTCGGGTTAGCATCACGGTTCAATCGGTACGCTTCGTTTCCGGTAGTCCCCGAGTTCCTTCTATATTATGACGCGGGTTAATGACGGGTAGGAACGTGTACCGATTTGTCCATCTATCCGTCTCCCTTCCGTAGCCATAAAGCTATTGTGATAAGTAAGATTAGTCCGCCCAAACACGCCCAATAAGGTAGTGCGAATAGCACACTGATACCCCACGCTAGAAGTACGATTCCTACGAGTATTGCCATAAGAACTCCGAGTAACATTAACGCGATCTTAGCGTAGAAATTAGGTCCGAAGAGCATCGTGTATTACCGCCTCCTTTCCGTTATTTATCTATATGGCCCGTTACGGAAGCTCCACAAGAACAGGCCGCCTACAAACGCTAAAGCTAACGCGCCTAATCCGACAGGTACTCCGATAATCCACACGGCCCACATCGGTAAAGTAAACGTCATACACACGGCCTCCTCTCGTTAATAATTCGTACGTAAAGAGTACTGCTACGGCTCATTCGAGCCTCCGCCCTCAGCGGACAAGCCGCCTCGGTATCAATATCTTCTACCGCGTTGTAATTACTTCTATACTTTGTTCGCGATGAGAGATGATAGCGAGGCAACTTGTTTGCCGAAGCTCGGCGTTAGCCGATTATATTTACGGGATAAGAAAGGGAAATCACGACAAACCGCGCCACTATGCGATTTTCGCTCTCGGATATGTTACGCTGGCATAACATATATGTTACGGTAGCATAACATATTGTTTACGTAATCTAGGCGTCTAGGCGCTTTCCTCCTCGTCATTATCCACCGCCGCCTGTTCAAACAACTTCACCGCCGTAGCCAAAACACTCGTATCCCCACGGTAAATAAAATGCGGATTAAGCATGTAATACTTCTCGCGGCCGATCTTCGTACAGCCCAGCAATCGTTTGTCCCGCGAACACAGTCCGTCCAGTACGCGTGCAGCTCTTTGACGACTCCACCCCATTAGGTCAGCGACTCTATTAACGTTGAAATAAAACGATTGTTCGTCCTTTACGTATTGATCGTAGTCAAGAAATATCAGTATCGAAAATAGTAACGACTTCTCATCGTCAGTTAACCGTTTGTTGCGTACTAAGTCACGGTTGTTCGCGTGAAATACCATCGTGAAGTCGTGTGTTCTATCGAACTTCTTCGGCCTATATGATCGAACGCGCTGGCCGGGCGATACGTCCACGAGCACCTTTTGTGGCTCGGTTGTTCCGTTGTGAAAGTGGCCCGATTCCACCACGTCAAGAATTTCGCCAGTTGTTACGTCCATAAACCTACCATTACTACTCATCCAATCGCTCCCCATTCTCTTTGTAGTTACGCTCCCGTAATGTAAACTTGCGGCCGATAGCGTGGAGCGTTACGCATTAAGAACGGTTCATGACGCCGTTCCTCGACCGCATGTAGCGTACGTAAACTAAATAAAGCTCCCGACGGAAAGTACTCGTCAGAAGCTCTCGTTTAATTTACGTTTGAAATCATCACTCTCGAAAACAATATGTACCTTGCGTCTTATTTCCCGTCTTTAACAATCGCGAATACCTTAACCCTCATCGTCTGTTTCCGATATCTTAATACGAAGGTCCTTTCCGTCTAATTCTCGCCACTGCGACTCCCGTAATTCTCGAATGTGGTCGGCGTATTTTTACCCAGAAAAGCGAACCCGAATTTATGACGGACTAAGCTACAAAACCCCATCAAGAAGGGAAGATTTGAGGTAAAAATATTCTAGTACTTATCTTTTCCATTTCCAATAATTGACTCAACCCCAATTAGCTGTTTAAATAAAGGTACTACCCAATTGAACTTTTGGTGGGTAATTTTAGATTAAATCTTTTATAAATAAGAAAGGGTGTTTTTTTTGAAAAGATATTTTTTAATTTCACTAACCTTGTCAAGTGTTATATGTAGTTCTTTCTTTTCTCCTAACGCAGTCGTCCATGCAAAGAACAGCGAATATGAGTTACATACTACAAAAAAAGATTTTGAAAGAGCTTTAAAAAAGAATGGTGTTGCCTTTATAGATACTGAACTAGTTCCACTGGAAACTATAGACAGTTATTATGATAGTGAAGATGAGGGAACGAAGAAGTTACAATCTTTTAAATCAAATGAAAACCCTTCTTTACACGTTGATGAAAAGCCTACTTCTAAGATTGATTCGTACGGGTTAATTCAAGATGGAGATAAAGAAATACCTGTTTATATCATAAGTCCAATTGATACGGTAATGCCGAAAAATATGAATAAACAAGATATCATTGAAAAAGTAATTAAAGCTGCTTTAGATAATTATTATGCTAAAGAGAAGGAAGAGAAGACAGATAATCCCCCTAATAGTCTAGTTCCGTTTGCTATGGGAACCTATGAACCAAAAGCTTCCGCACTTAAAGTAAATCATGCTTGGTCTACTAATGATTCTTATTGGTTAACTATGTATAGAGTATATGAAGCTCCACGTTCAGGTTCAAATGTTTATACATTTATGCAAGCTGATCATGAGTATCTGGGCCCGACTAAAGGGAATAACAGAATTATACCATGGACATTTAAAACTCAATGGATAGCTAGATATGATGGATTGATGCATAAACCACAGCCTCAGAGCATAAAAGGAGACAGTGACATGTCTATAGCTATTAATAAATATATTACTTTGTCAGCTGATTTCATTTCAGCTTTGACACTGAAACATGAGTTTTCCATGTCAACTAATCACGCTGTATGGACAATGTACCCCTATAATTTTGCTGCCTTCCGAAAAGGTTTTCAATTCTCACAAGGAGCATACATTGATAAAGGGGCTGATTGGAATTCTGTTAACCTCCAAGTATGGGATGAATTTTGGCTGACTCATAGTACTGGTTCAAATTCTGCTGACTTACAACATAAATATAATGTGAAATATTTCTATAAAGACGACAGATTAAGACTTACGACTAAAGAATAAACCTTTATATTTTTCTGGAGGTAAATTTTGAAAATACTTATATTTGTACTATGTTTGATGATTTTTACTATTAATTCTTATCTTTATATTTTTGTGAGTAGTTTAGAAAGAAATCATCACTCCACAGAAACCCAAAGCATATTTTATTTAATTAATATCGTGCTTCTTTTCTTGGTTGTTCAGACAAATAAAAAATATAAGTAATAGTAAAGTTATATTTTGTGATCGTAAATTCTAGAATATCGAAATGACCTTAACTGACGACTAATGAATTTAGGCGTCAGTTTTTTATTCCATCATCCTACCACTTTCTGCATAGAGGCGGCCTGTTCCTCGTCAATTCCGAATATTCTAGCGCTCGTAGCCCAAAAGGTCGGATTACCAGCGCCAGCCACGTCCTCAGACGCGGTTGGTCTTTGATACGATTAGTAACCGGGATTGTCCGTCCAATCTGGTTCCGTCATAAATAATACACTCCTTTGTTTAATAGCCGGGATCATCGGGCCATTCTGGATCAGTCATGTCGCGTAGCCTCCTTGTACTAATGGCCGGGATTATCAACCCAGTTAGGGTCTGTGCAGCATTTCCACTCCGGAAAGCTCTCGAAAACTATCTTCATCATATCCACCTCCTTGCCTACACTTTTCGACAAGAAGATTTCCGATTCCTTCCAAATATACAAAAAGCCGCCGGTTTTCCGACGACTAATTGCGATTTTTCACGGCTTGTACTAACGCGGCGATCGAGATGACCAACGCTACCACCGCGATTACCAATGTAATAGTTTCCACGGTTCCAACGCCTCCGTTGACTATCGTACATAATCGAGGGTATGATTGGAATAAGATAATGGGGAGGGCAGGGACCCGTTAGGCTCCCATACCCGTCTGTTGACCGACCTCTTACGCCGCTAACGTAAGGGGTCTTTACTTTAGGTTCCGACCGTTGCTGTTTCGCCTGCCAATGCGGTAGTTGACTATCGCAGTTGCCAAGTTTACCAGCGCGGTCACCAGAAGCACGACCTCCACCATTACCCGTCCTCCTTCTCATTTACTGGAAGGTATGGAAATCACACCCTCTACAAGAAGGATAACACGTTCCGTTAAACGTGACAATAACAAATGGAGTTGTTCGCGATGAAAATACATATTAAACTAGCCGATCTACTCAAAGAACGTGGAATCTCGCAACGAGAACTCGCACGCCTGACGGGTATACGTGTCTCGTCAATCAACGAAATGTGCAACAATGATACAGTACGACTACCACTCGATAACCTTGCGAAGATATGCCAAGTGCTTGGCGTTGAGATTACGGATGTGCTCGAACTTATAGATGAACGTCTCTAGCATGCATAGATACGAAATCCTCCGAAAGTAAACCCCTTACGCAATAAAATAGCTCTTGACTTCGCTCGCCTTTATGTCTTTCGCGTACTGTTCTTGTCTCGCCTTATTGCGTATCTTAGCGTTGTTATCTACGAATTGCATTTCGTAAGGGCTGCGTCTTCTGCGCGAAGGTTTCCGGTAAGAGATTCCGTCCGTCCCTGTATCCTCTACTATTTTAAGCGAGGTCTCACCGCCCATACCGGAACCTCGTCGCTTGTGTTTTCCGAGTGTTCGGCGGGCGTATTGTGTCGCAGATAGGATCGGATATTCGTGGTGGGTCATTTTATGCTCGTCGTTGTCCGTAAGCTCCTCGTGTAGGATCGCGTCTGTCAAGCGTTCAAGTTCGGCGGGCTTAGGTCGGTCACCAGTTTGTGAAATAAAATCGTCAATCCATGCGCTGATTGTTGCGATACGATCCATTCGTTCCATTCGGGTTAAAACTAACGTGTCCATTCGGATTCCTCCCCAGAAAGTAGATGCTTGATTGCGGTTTCAGCACTAGAAGAATCGTCGATCCCTCGGTAATTTGCAAACGTAAAAGTGCCGGTTAATGACGATCCATCCCTAAACCAAACGGAGGCACCCACTTCTTCACACGGGTACGTACGCTCAGAAATATAGAAAGGCTCCCTTCTCTTAGAGAAGTCAGTTTCTACCGTACGTTTAATGCTATGAATCAATATTTTATCTAACATTAAGCCGCCTCCTCACCGTAATTCCACGCCTCATAGATTGTCGCAACTTGATCTAATCCATTTCCTACTAGTTGTCCTACGCGCTGTTTACTTACACCCATCGCCTGTCCAGTCTCAACCGTATATAACTCCCGTTCATACACGTAATACAACGCTTCACGCTCCCGATCCGTCAGCCCCGCCCGTTCGATCGCCTCCGCCAAATCAATCAGCACGTCACACGCCGCGTAGTCGCCCCGTTCGAACCGGCTTGACCGTAAATGGTGGATATCGCGTAGGATTGCGTGTACGCCGTCACGGTCATTTAACGCGTACCTTACGGAAAGATTTCGGTGCCCTTTTTCGATATCTACAGCACATGCGCCCATTAAGCCGCCTCCCTTAGTTGTGCAATCCGTTGGTTCGCGATATCAGCGTACTTTGACTCCGTTTCAAATCCGATAAATTTACGCCCGGCGCTTATTGCTGCTACCGCGGTTGTACCGGAGCCCATGCAGTTGTCGAGGACGATTTCGCCAGGATTCGTGTACGTTCGGATAAGGTATTCGAAAAGGGCAACGGGCTTCTGTGTTGGGTGGACTGATTCGTTACTGCTATTAGCATTGCTGAATGTCAATAGATTTTTTGGGTACCATTTGTCATAGACCTTTTCTTCGAGATTTGATTTCTCACCGCCCATGATTTCGGTCCGTTTATATTCTCTAGTTTTTCTTTTCTCAATCTTGTCGGGTGGACGTTCAACCATGATCGGGTAGTAATTAACCTTACCCTTGCCAAAAACACATATATCCTCGGTTTGCTGCATAGGGCGGTGTTTGGCTACCAAATGCCCCCTAGCTGTCACTTTGTCCCATACCCATGAATACTGCTCATCACCAACGCGCTTGTAAACGGCTGGGTTGCCGTCAATATGATCGCCCCATTGTCCTTTATGATACGCTTGTATTGCTCCCACAACGTTTCAAACGGAATGACCGTGTCCCACTTGCACCGGGTCGTCCCATACGGTAGATCGCACAAGATCATATCTACGCTCCCATCCGGAATCATCCGCATCCCCTCGATACAATCGCGCTGATATATCCGATTTAACTCGATCTCTCCGAGTAGTTTCTTTTCCGCCATCAAACCGCCTCCTTCATTTCGCGTATGATACACGGTAATAAACGCCTGCCTAACGCGCTTATTAACGGTATTATCTTCCAATCTACCGTTGAATGACGTATACTTGCGTTAAATAAACGGTTAACGATCGGAGTGAACACTATGTCTTTCGTTGCTCACAATTTTTCTTACTCTGAATCCTTCGACTCTTATATCTCTTTAGATAAATTCAACCGTCTGTATTTATCGTACGGACTCCGCAACAAACTTGGAATTGTTCCCGGCACGCCGTTCAAATGTCACGTGGGTTATGACCCAAAGACCGGCAATATCGGCCTTGCACGTCCGGGCGAAATCTCCGTAGATGACTCGGTACAGCCGGCTATCTTCGACAGCAAACGTTACTACGCGGCCGTGACATCCTTTGTACGTAAGCATAACGTTCCCGTCGGCAAGTACCTGTATATCGAACGTTCTAACAACTGGTACGCGTTCCGTCACAAAGAGCAGGAAGAACCTTCGTCCGCACCCTCTTCACCCAGACGCGGCCGTAAGAAATCGTAAGTAATCTCCGTTGAGGTAGCGTGGCGGCCATCCGTGTAACCAGCACGGTAGCCGTCCGCATATGCCTCGCGAACATAAGCAGGCCAGTCGGGTACGAACGGGTCTACTTGACGATCACCTTCACTATATCGAATATCCAGCCCATCACTACAAACACAAGAATTAAGAATACTATCGGGTTCTCGTTTGCAAACTTCCACATCAAACCGCCTCCTTATGCTTAACATCCCGCATCACGCAATCAATCTGCTGCCATAGGTCAAGGACTGATCCGTCATTGTACAAATCGTAGTCGACCTCGAACCAGTCGATATACTGTTCGGTCTCGTGGTGGAGATCAGCTTCCGTAAAGGTATCGCCAGCGTCCTCCATTCGTTTTAGTCGCGTCCCATCTTCGGCGTTAATACGGATAATAACGAATCCTTCATCGCGTAGACGGTCGTACTCGTTCATCTGGCGGAGGTCTGTAATTACTACGTCGAAAAGATGTGCTCGATTCACTTCGCGCATGGTTCGCTTAATCCACACGTCAGGATCAATCGACCTCATCGCCTGCCCCACGCCTTGTAATAGCGCACGGGGCTTCTTGCTGTTAGCGACTTGTTCGGGGAACAGCTCGTGACACACACTTTTTATGCCGTCACCGAATGCGAACGGTACGAAATCGTAATGTTCGACTAGGTAGGTCGCGACCGTATCCTTGCCCGATCTCATCTTTCCGGTAAGAGCGATTTTCACGTTAGGCAACGGCAGTCACCTCCGTTTCTTGGTCGCGGGAGTCATCGATGATACGAAATTGTTTATCACCAATCCAACCGGAACTTTCTTTTGTTAAAAAGCAATTTTTACCGTAACGCTCATGATTGTAGCCCGTCACACGTTCTTTAAGCGTTAGCGCTCTACCTCCCAGCCGATGGGCCGTTGGATAAACAACGTCACCTACACGCGGCTCCGTAGGCTGTGGAGTGTTCAAGTAATCCGTGGGCACATCGAGGTCCAACGCACGACGTAACGCAATAGCCTTGCCGATATGGGCGTTGAAGCAGTCGTCCGGCGAACACTTGGCGATACCACGAGCGTATATCCTTTCCGGGGTTACCGCGCCGCGAAGTAAGCAGACTATGGTTCTCTTTTCCTTGTTGACGATAAAATCAGCAGTCATCCCAAGATGTCCCTCAAGAAGGTAAATATCATCGCGTCCACGTAGATGCGGATTCCTTACATCGGTCATATCAGACCTTAGTTCTACCACGTCCACCTTGGCACGTTCCACGATCCCATCACGAGACTTATTCGTCAGAACTTCCATCATCTTATCCCGGGTCTCCTCGTTGTTAGGCGCACCCACGAATTTCGCCAGCTCCGCCTGTACGCTGTCCACGATCGCTTTAAGGATTTCGGAAGGAGACGATGAGGCTACGTTGACGGTTAGGTTTACGGTGATGTTATTCGTGGCCGGTTCGTCTAAAGGCGTTATAACTACGTATTCGCGGTGATAGATAATCTGAGCATGTCCGGTTACAAGTACGCAGCCAAACACCTCCGGTACTTCCCTGATGGTCTGGACGCTCCCGTTTGCGTACAGTCCCTCAGCGTCTTCTGCCGCGACGATTAGAATACGTTCGCCGGCCTTAGCCTTTCGTTTCTCTTCGCGGTAACGTAAGCCGTCAACGTGGATAATATCAGTAGGTTCGAGGACTACGTAATCGTCATGAGCTAGATTAAGCTCAGTGCCGTCACCCCACTTTCCGTCCACGTCTATAAAGAAAGACCCATATAACTTCGTAACTGTATAAACCTCGCCCTTTCGATATTCACCTAACATCACTCCCGCGTCCGCGATGATCTTTACTCGTTCACCAACGTTTGCCTCACGTTTAACCTCGCGATACTCACGCTTAACTCCGTTATCATCCGTCAAAATAGTTACATTCGTCATATACCGATCGCCCTCCGAAATTTTTATTTAGGCTACGTCAAAGTACGGCGCTGTCCACGGCTCTGCTTTCGTGACCTCTTTACGTAATTGCTCGGCTAGTTCCGCAATCTCCCATTGAGCGCCGCGCCCCTCTCGTCGTTTGCTGTAGAAGTCGAGAAGGGCCCGAAGGTTCGCGGTCATAACTAGATTGGTTGCGGCCGCGTTCGGGAGTACCATTCGGGCATCTTCCGGCGGGACTCCTGCGCGACGTAAACGGTCGTATACCGATTGCAGGGTGCTCATCGCATCTTCGAACTCTTCTACCGCCGTAATGTTTCGCCAGATGGCGTCACCAGTCTCTTCGTTAAATCCGATCAATCGAGTAGAATCCGTGTCCTTTCCGTTGAGTGTAGGCGGCACCACGTAATCAAATCCGCCAGTCTTATCGGAACTGCCCATCCGCACATAGCGTTGTGATTGGACGGAGTAGCTAAAGCCGACCCGATGCCGTGTCAATTGCGCTAGGAGTGCGCGGGATACGCCCTCGATCGCGAATGTAAACGTTAAATGTTCCATAGTAGACGTATGGCCTGAACGTGTGATGTGGCGGAACAGGCGGTCGGCTTCCGTACCACCTTCGCCGTCGGATGCGGTCTGGCCGAAATATTTGTCGCCTTCGAGAACAACGATTTCGGACGGCTTGTTGGCGGAATAACACGTTCTGATTGCGGTGAGGGCTACGGCTTGGCCGTCAGTTGCGCCCCATCGGTCGTGTTGATTACCTTCATATCCTAGGAATTCGTCAAGTATATCGAAGCTATTGTAAAACTCTTCGCTCAGTTGCGTATGCGAGATCAGCTTCACGGACATTTGCGTTTCTACCATTACGCTGACACCCCCGTACTCCCAAAACCACCGGCTCCGCGTTCTGTCTCGCTTAATTCGTCCGCAACGATAAACTGCGCCTGCATTACCGGCAATATCAATCCTTGGGCAACACGATCGCCATTACGTATTAGGTACGTTCCTACTGGATAATTGTGCCACCGTTCGCCTCGGACTAGCTCGCCGGATATCGTCCGTAAACACACAGTGATCGGATATTCGATTCGATAGTCTGTTGCAATCGTTTTGCCCTCTTTGAAGTCGTAATCGGAGTCATGGGCAATAAGTGGCTCTTTTTCCGTAATATTATCGAACATCATCGCGACTTCGCCCCGGTAGTCACTGTCGATAATACCGATACCGTTCGATTGCCGAAGCCCCGTATTAAGAGCGATGCCCGATCGCATGCACACTAACATCATGAAGCCCTCCGGTATTTCAAACGCGAGTCCTAACGGAACCTTTTTCGTCTCACCGGGCGAAATGGCTACGTCCTCAACCGCGACAAGATCGAAGCCGGCCGAGCCAGTCGTAGCGTACTGCGGAATTACTGCGTCCGGGTGCAGACGTTTGATTTTTACGGGGATCATTCGGTACCCTCCCTAAATTGAGCAATTTTTTAGAATATACAAATTTATCAATAATTGGTAACATAAATATCGACAAAAAATTTTACATAAAAGGAGTCGTTTCTGTTGAAAAACAAATTCTCAAAAATTCTTTCCGTCGTGGCACTTTCGACCCTTGTCTTTTCTCCAAGCGTTCTTGCCGCAGACAAAGTATGGAAAACAGTAACATATGAAAAAGTATTACGTCATTGGTCGGGCAAGTTTGATCCTGAGATTAATTACGACAACGGGAAAGGATACTCAGGTAAACTTAAGCTTGTAAGCACATCTTGCGATGTCAGAGACGCTGAAATCGAAGAATGTGATATCACCTATGAGGGATGGCTTTACTACCAATATTAATAAGCTATAAAGCGCGAACCTCAGCTTATCATTAAAGGGATAGCTGAGGTCTTTTAATTTTACTTAGCTACGTCCCAGAATTTTATCTGAAATTCGGTCATCATTACTTCGCCTCCTTAATAGATTCGTAGACTTCAAGAAGCTTTCGTTCAGCAAAATGCAAGCCAGCTCTATAGGCTTTCGTTTCCAAGTCGTCTGGTTCTCGTAGGATCACTCGATGGTGCTCCTCGTGTAGCTTATAAAGTGTATGAAATACGATATCGACTAACTGTTCACCAACCGTGGGTTTTCCTCGTAACATTTCGATTAACTCGCGTTGTTCATTCGTTGGGCCGTAGCTCATAGATTCATGACACCTCGAAATATGGTATGATGGAAAAAGTTAGTTTGTTTTACGGGACTAAAAAGTCTTACGCGACTGCAAAAACCTTAGCGAATCTTACGGTACTTGGGGGTGTGTCTATGACGATTCTCAGTTTTTTTGTACCGGGAATTCAACTAGCTGTAGGTCTTTCCATGCTTCAGCTTGTAGCACAAGGCATTGCCATTAATATGACTCCAACCGCTAAGGGGTCGCGTAAAGCAAACTACTATCATCGTCTTTACTACCGAACAGGACACGCCCCACCCTCGCATGAATCCGCGCCCTCTAAATCGCTAGTTCCGTCCGTCTCGTACTTCGCTAGAATTGCCGGATCGAACGGCTTCATCTTGGTGCGTAGCTCCTCGTATTCCTCTTTCGTAATAGCCTCGTATGGCGCGAGTTGATACGTGCCGCCATCAAGTGCCAAGAACGATACGCCTACGAAATCGTCCCATCCGTCCCACACCGTCTGCTCAACCGTTGCCCATTCGTCCGGCCTCACAGTAATCGTATTGGACGAATTGTGGTCGGTGTACGAACGTTGGAATCGGAAGTAAGTCTCGAATTGACGCGTTGCACTTACGTCATCTTTCGTTTCTAACGCGCCAGAAGCAACAGGAAAGTCGATGACCAACGTACGAGCGTTTGCGAGGCGTTCCGCTTCGGTGTCGCCCGGCGTTCCTACTTCGGGATTCACCGTCCAGCCGAGCTCCTGCGCTACCTTAACGAGTGGATCGGACGCGTTGATACGGATACGTCGAATGTAGTACGGGCTGTGCGACCAGTGTAGACCGGAAGATACGCCGCCAGCTAATTGCGAGATGGTGCCCTCCGGCTTGACCGTTGTCACGAGTAAGGGCGCGTTCACCCGGAGTTCCTTCGCATAGGACTCCGCCTCGTTATTCGCTACGGTGCCGAGGAGTTCGAGTAAATCACGTTCTTGTCGTTCGCTATAGTTAACGGCTGCCATCGCGTCTTTCCATCCGGTTAGTGACGCGCCGAGAAGCCTGTCACGCTGTTGTATCGCGTCCCAATGTGGCAATTCGAGTGTTACGAGAGTCATTCGTAAGCCTGCGCGGGCGGAGCGTCGTTGAGCTTGTAGGAGTGTAGAGATGTCGAGTTTACCGTCGCGAACGAACTGCATAACGTTGACCGTCGTTAAGTTGCAGACCCCATATGAATCGAGCAGTATTTCCGCGCAGGGATTAAGCCCTTCGGCGTTCGGCCGTCTTCTTCGCGCCTCTTCCAGATTGATAAACCCGGGTTCGCCTTCCGATTGCATGATCGTAAACACTAGATTCAAAAACTCGCGACTAGGTTTCGTTTCGAACGCGATAGAGTTATTCGATAGTCTCCGATGATCAAGTCCGAACCGTCCGTCTCCCACCTTCGCAATAGAGTCGAACCACCCCGGCTTTTGTCCGATAGCCTCTAGCATTTCACCTACCTTACGATGATGCGCGAGTTGATCCTCCGTCCACACGCCGTTGATGCCGTACTTTGCAAGCAGGCACTCGTAGTCGTCCGCGTCAAAGAGAAATATTTCGGCTGTTCTGCGCACGCCCCCGACCACTACGTTAGCTCCGATAAGATTGCCGATATCGAGAATGTGGATCGGACGTACGCGGTTGTAGACTGGAATATGGCCCGAGCCCACTGGTATCTTGATTAGTCGTTGGTCTTTCTTCAACGGAGCCAGCGAAGGATCAATCTGATTCTTTAACACGCGGTCAATCCCCGCAAACATCTCCGCAAGGGGTTCGTGGCCCGATGCCGTCCCTCCGAATCGTCTCAGACGTTCACCTTTCGGACGAACCGAGTTGTACGAAATTTTAACGGTGTGGACCGATTCGTATTGCGGCTCCGTTAAGACTTCGAAATAGGCTCGGAGGGCTTCGACCCATCCTTCTTTACTGTCGCCCACGTAGACTTTCACGTAGCCGTTATCGAGTTCGGTTACCTTTGTTCGTTCCAATCGTCGGTTTACGGGAACAGGTTCGTAGGGTGCGTTGATTAGCGTTGTATTTGTACGGATTGGCGCTAACCCTGCCGCAAACTTCTTCGTACACTTGAATCCGACGCCTGTACCGATCATTAACAAGTAGAACAGGTCGCCTAAATCCGACCACGATCGAATGTTAATGAAGGAGCAATTAAAATTCGCGAGAGGGTACTTATCCGCGATTCCACTTTCGGCGCCCCCGACCCACAACGTCCGCCCACTCAGGAATTGACGTAGATTGAACATTCCGTCGAAGAACGACTCGGCTTCGGCCTGTAAACTCGCGTAAGGTACCGTATAGCCGATCTTTTCATAATGCTTTACCGCGAGACCGAAATTGTACTCCGTAGCACGGCGGCATGTTTCTTTCCACGTCTCACGGCGACCAATTTCGGGCAGCCACCGTGAATATGTCCGGTAATATGCGAACTTGCCGAGCTCGTTCATGTGTTTGGGAAAGTCCGGGTACGTCTCTATAAATTCATCCGTTAGCAATTGAGTCAATCCGCGTCATCTCCCTTTCGATATCGTTTATCGCGTTAATTATCGTTTGCCTGCGTAATTTTAGCGCTAGACATCTTCGTTCACTGACGATTAGGCTCTCGTTTACGTCCTCTAGCTCATCATGTAGGTAACGGAGTGATCGTTCAATGTGGGTTTCTTTCATTTATTCTCAGGCATTTTCGAAAAGAATACTTTACTCACAATGCCAACTAAGAGGAGTAAAGCTAACCCTTGCGAGAATGCGAATTCGATGCCGAAGATACCACCAACAAATACGGACGTTACCCATCCCATGACTAAATACCATAACACCTCACTCAAAATAAACACAGCGATTGACAGATGCTGTTTCATTTAGGTTCCCTCCTTTAGGCATTCGTGGCCTATTAGATAGCACATTACCAGAATAAATATAGTTATTGCGGTGATAGGGTACTCCCCCGCTGAGTACACTACAATCAAACTTGCTGTGAGGCAAGCAGTCGCCCCTATAAGTAACGCTACGAGGACAAGAAAACCCATGACAATCTTTTTGAGCATCGAGAAGCCTCCCTACTCTGTGCCGTTTTCAATTACCTCTAGTACCTTTCTAGCCCATACCCTGTCTTGTTCTTTGATCTCCTCCGACAAGGCACTATAAGGAATCCAATATGCCTGCCATCTCTCCCTACGTTCTAGTGACACTTCATGCGCGACTGATTTGGACCACTTAACCCATTGTTCGTGTTCTAGGTCTGCCAGTTTTTCTATAATCTCTTTTGTCAAAACACTCACCTCTCCTCATCTAATCCAAAGATAAATCGACCCACAAAATAACCAGCTATTAGCACGACGATACTCACGGGAATGCCTATTAGAAGCGACCCAAATACCCAAGAGGCTAGGCTAACCATCAGGAAGACCACGAACCCAACAGCGATTAAGAACACTAGGCCTGCCAAAGTAACTATGAGATGGTTTGCCTCCCATCAAACCGCCTCCCACACTTTGACCATTTTTTCTACTTGATGTACTTCAACGCATTCGACTTCATTCTCGTATTCCCATGGTGCCTCGTCCTGACACTCTGTTGCTCCGACACTATAGCCCGTGGAATAATATTTTCCATCGGTCCATTTGAAGATAATGTCGTGGTATATAGACCATCTTGATTGGTCGACAATTTGATCTAGAATTACTTCCACTCCGTCGTAACCTTCCCATGGAAGCCCATATTCTTTTAACTCTTCCGTTCTGAAATTAACTTTTGCCATAATCAAATCGCCTCCTCAACGTCTATCAATTTATTCGCGATAAGATACGCCAGCACCACCGCACACGCATCGCTGTCATCGTAGCCAGCCGCAAACTCGTAGTCTTCCGGCAATCCGAGTATCTTACGTACACTTGCCGCGACCTCGCCCTTCTCCGCCTTGCCATTACCGGTGACCAACCGTTTTACAGCCGTCGGACTAATCTCGTCTGTCACCGTATAGCCATACCGAGCCAGCCCTTGGTCAACGGCCGCCCATGCTCCAAATACGCCTTGTCTCGCCCTTTTCGATCGGCCATCCGTAAAGTCTTCACGTATGATTGCGGTAAGTGGTCCGGCATCGTGAGCAACCGCTACCGTCTTGGCCTCAATGTATGCAAACCGCTGACCGTCCGTATGTGCAGTAGATGTAACGAGCGATGAAGCGTATATTAGCGTAGGCACCCGGTTCACTACGTCTATCACCGCAAATCCGGGGTTCATCGAAATGTCCAAACCGAGATATCGTTCCTTTTTACGAGTAGCCATCGGTCACCTCCGTAAGCCCGCTGCGCTCTCTAAATGACGCGCATAGTCGAGCAGATTGTCGTACACTACGTCTCTGTCCTCCGTATGTAGCTCGGAGGCTAAACGGCGGAGGTCGCCGGACACGACCGCCATCACCGTTTTAAGCGAGTCTACTTCGCGTTCTAATTCGTCATAATTTTCGATCATCTCATAGGGAACTATTGGCATTAGGCGGCCACCTCATCGAGCAACGACTCGTGGACCACTACTGATCCTTGAACTTTATCCGAGTAGATTATATACAACAGTCCATCCTCATCCCTAGAAGCTTCTGGTTGATACGCAGAACCGAGTACGAAAACCATATCGCCTTCCGCAAATATAGTCTTACTACCAATCTCGTAGTCGCCCCATTGAGCAATTAGTATCTCAGTGTTTAATATTTTCTTAGGACACTCTTTAAAATCAATCATCAGGCCGCCACCTCCACGATTTTCGCCCCGTAAGGTACGTACTTCAACGGCCGATCCGGTGCATTTACGACTACATTCCGATAGTCAATACCGCGATAGTCTGCAATCGGCTTTAGCTTACGGAAGACCTCGATTGTGGCGAGCACATCGTTCATCGCGCGATGGTGTCCGTTTAGCTCGATGCCGTATCGGGCACATACATCTTTTAACGAAGCTGACTCCGTAGGTGCTACGAGCTTGGCGAGTGATCGGGTGCAGACGAACTTTTCAAGGAACATAACGCGTCCAGTAACAAACGATAGGTCGAATGGGGCATTGTGAGCAACGACCGTAGTATCAGCGAAAAATTTACCTAACGCACTGGTAGCGAAGAAACTGTGAGTGCCTCCGTGCAACTCTCTCTCTCTGTGATACCCGTCAGTTCCGCGATAAAGTTTGGTAATTCGCGTCCCTCATCGAGCTGCACAAACGTCTGGAACCGACCATACTCACGTTCCAAATCCGTTCTGATCGCGGCAACTTCGATAATTTGATCGTTCTCGTGGTCGAGCCCCGTCGTTTCCAAATCAATGAACGTGTAGATTTCGCCCATCAAGCCACCTCCTTATCGAGTATCGAAGTAATTTGTTCGAACGCGACGATATACGATCGTTTCTTCCACTCAGGCATTCGCGACCTACGTACCATCGCCACTTGTCGTTCCAGTTCATCGTATTCTTCGGCACTCAACGAAAGGGCGCACGCTGTCTTAAAGTTGTTAAACGTCCACTTTTCAAGGTCAAGCTTCGGCGGTCGGCCCTCTTTCGATCGGACAACTATGTCCAACAATTCGTCCCGAAGTCCGATTCGGTCTTGATCCGTGATAGTCACGTGAAACACACGTAAATCAGGCTTGGCCGCGTATTCCTCATCCGTCAGTACCCAATTGGCTTTAGACGCGTTCACATACACGATGAGGTAGTCGTCTAACGGTGCGTCAGAAGTCCCGTACATTTCCGTATAGCCGACGCATTGAGCAACGTGCTTGGCTTCCGGCTCGGTCATCGAATGGGGACTCGTCTTGGCTGCGGTCGTCTGCTTCGACTTGATTTCGAGTCCTACGCGACGTCCGTCTTTGTATCGGAGGATGCCGTCGGGCTTTCCGTAGAGGGCGAAGCGTTGGCCGTCGTGATCCATAACGTGTAGTTTCTGCGCGAAGTCCTCCCACATCGGAAGGCCGTCCGGTGTACGTTCGACGGTGAAGGGCGGTGCCTCCCCGAAAGCACGCTCGTAATGCTTCTCGATGAATAGTAGATCGCGTTGTATTACGTCACCGATTGCGGTACCGAGTCGTGTCCAGCGTCCTTGGTGCGGAGGTCGCGGTTGGATATCCTTTTTGGCTCCACGTAGCTTTTCGTATAGTTCGCGTTTATCTGCGTTGGCGCTAGACGGCGAAAAGTACGGTTGGGCCCGAAAGTTGAAGAACGGGCGGGTACGAAGGGCATTCGCTTTCTGCTCGGAAATTATAGCGTCAAGCTCGCTGTCCCAAACCTCGGGCGCAGAATGCCATCGGTCAAGCATCATTTTGAAATCATCGGCTAGTTGTGAGATAGAGCATCGTCCCCTTTCGTAACTGTTTCCCATTGGGTGATTTCTACAGTCCTTGTTACTTCTTCTACCTCAACCACATCGCCCCAACAACCATATTCATAGTGCCCAAAATAACTACCGGCACGCTCAACATCAAGCATAAAATGCTTCCCGTCAGGTGTTTTAAAAATACACTCGCACACACTATATTTCCCTTGATCTACCCACGAAGTCACTTCGACCTTTTCGTAATCAAAACCACACTCATCTCCAAAGAATATTGCCAAACGTTGTTCCTCCGTCGTCTTCATATCTACCCGTCCCCCTCTTCACTATCGAACCATTCACTCGGTTTAATCTCGCGCATCCAACACGGCTCGATTACTGTGTCACACGCTAAAGGCGTTAACAGTTCGACCGCACCAGTCATCAATCCGTCTAGGAGCGAGACTGCTTCTGGCGTCATCTGTTCGTTCGGTACGCTGAATTTAAGCTCGTCGTGCAACGTTAGGTTAAATTCCCAACCGCGTGCCAATACACACACGTAGTAAGCGAGAATCATTATGATTTGTAGTACGTTCGCGCCCGAACCTTGAATCGTATGGTTGAACGCTTGACGCTCGGCACGCCCTGTCGCTCGGATTAATTGCCAGAACTCCGTGCGCTCCTCGAATTTTAGGCGGCGCGACTTCCGACCAAGCTCAGGGTCGTTCTTATCCTTGATTCCGGCCTTACTCATGAGTGTGCATAACCGTTTCCACTGCGCTACATATTCGGGGAATCTTCGTTTCTGACCCCATAGTGTCGCGACCCATCCGTATTTTCGAAGATGCTCGAACGTGGACTCAACCATCCCTTTGAATCCCGGCAATACCTCGTCAAACTTAGCGTAAGCAACTTTCGCCGCCTCTTCTGACACGCCTCGTTTAACCGCAGTCTTAGCAAACTGTTCAACTGCCTGCCCGTAGCCCTCCGCAAGAAACATGTCCTTCATCAACTTACGGTAAGGAACCGTTGCTAGACCACCTTTGTAGGCGGATTCCTCACATAGCTCACGATCAACCCCAAATAGAATTGCGGCAAACTCAACGTAAGGATCGAGGCCTTTTCGGTACATCTCCGCGAACGAATGATCATTAAACTCGGATGCCATTCGGTGAGCTTGAATGCGTGGCTCAATCGAGGACAAGTCGCTACCGAGGTACGTGTAACCCGGTGCAGGCTCGAATGTCATACGGACGCGTGTCCCCTCTTCACTGCGCGACGGTATGTTTTGAAGGTTTGTTCCCTTCTTGACCCCAACATCGCAAGCTACGAGGGCTTCCATAGTAGCTAAGTAATTATCGTCACCAATATGTGCTGGTTTTAAGTGGTTCGGCTTGCCTTTGTACCCACTCGATCCGTAGCGTCCAGTGGAAACTGTTCGGAGCTGAGTATGTAGGCGGCCGTCCACGTCTAAAGATTCCGGTATCTTATCAATGTATGTGCCGAGTAACTTGCTGTAGGTCGCGTATTCCGCCAGTGGCGCAAGGGCCGGCTCCTCTTCGAAGTACTTCTGCAATACATCCGAGGACACAGCGCGCTCCTTCTTCTTATCCTTAACGATTTCTTTCGTCCTGTCTCGGATACCCAACCGGTCATAGATGAGATACGCGAGGTGATCGTTCGATGATAGGTTGAACTCGCGGATGAAGTCGGGTGCGTTCTGTGGGATGGCTTCGGGCAGTTTTTCGGACTCATATCGTTTGCTCCGCATTTTTAGATCGGCATATTTTTTCGTAGATGGATTGGAGGTCGCGAGTTCGGATCGGCACCGTTGGAGCATCTCGTGACGCTTTTGAATACGTTCTTGTTGCGCCTTACACCACGAACTAATCTTATCGCCTCGTAACGCCATCGACATGTCGTATAGGAACGCGTCGTCGATCTTGTAAGTATCGAATATGGCTTTCTCGGCGGCTTCGAACTTCGGCCGGAACTCATCGCCAAGCCCCGACAGCTTTACGAGATTGACCTGAAAGCCTGTTCGTTCGATTGTTACGTTGACCTCGGGCAAGAACTGGCGAATCTGGAAATATGGGACGTGAAGGTTGTCGCTCGCAAGCATCATTTCGATTTGCCAACGTGTCAAATACCACCCCTTGTGTACGTCCTTGATAGCGTAGATGCCCACGACCTCGATCGGGTACTTCATCGGGGAGGTACTGCCGAATAGATCCTCAAAGGTATAGTCGTCGAATACAACGTGATATCGCGAAGTAATATACTTCTTGTATTTCGTGAGTAATGGTTTCAACGCGTAGGATTCTTCGTGGTCATTTAGGATGAATTGTGCGTCCTTCGAATCATATCGGATGCCTCGTGGTCTGAATCCGTCATTTAGCAGCATTGCCAAGTCAAACTCTGCATTATGAAACGACTTGACGTGACCCGCGTCTTCCATGAAAGCTCGGACAGCATCGAGAGCCTTCGAACGTGTACACTGGTCTTCCCCGGTCAGATGCCCATACGCAACGTAATAACCTTCATCCAGTAACGGAAGCCAAAACGAGTAGCCGCCGGTCAGGTCGATCATTTTGTCCAAACCGGAGGTCTCGGTGTCCCACGCGGTAAAAGACTGTACGAGAGGCAGTTCGATGCCATACGAGAGCAACTTACGTCTGATGTGGGTATCGTTGAACAGCCCGAATGCCTTTCGGAACCATTCGTCTGCCTGTTGAAGCCGAACTTCTTCGCGTAGCCGATCCATCATACGAGCGAGTTGCCCGTCGTTTGTGATCACGTGGTAGTTGGTCGGCTTGTTCCGAAGAGTCTCCGCAATTCTCTCTTCGCGGGCCTCCGTGGCTTGCGCCGCCATGATACGGCGCCCCATTTCGAGGACTTCGGCTTTCGAGAGCTTCTTCTCCGAGAGCCTGCCTATCGCCCCGGAGAAGAATGCGGTCTTGGCTGTTTCGTAGATGACACGTTCCTTGTCGGTTAGTTTCTGAGCGCCGACCCGCGCCCACGCCTGCTCGATCGTTTCTTTTGCGGCAGACTTACGTTTAGTCGCGTCTGCCACTCGTTGCTTAACCTCAGCGTCGGCTACGGTCGGTGAACGGAGTTTTAACGATAACTTTACGGTCAGAGCGACCGCCTCCTTTCGTTACGCTACTCGTAAGTTAACGGAGGATTCTACTGGCGCGATGAGCTCTAGCTGATCCGCCTTAGTCCATGTTCCGTCGGTACTCTCCACAAACGCGGGCTTACTTAGCCGGTAAGGCATAGAAGTTCCATCATCATCTACGACAGTGGTGATAATTCCTACATGCTCATTTAGACCGTGACAAACCGATGCTCCAAGGAATCTTACCGTGTCGCCTACCTTAAACTTGCCAACCTTACGGCCGAGTGCGGCCCATTTCACCTCCTCGTCGGTTGCCTTCTCTAGTTGATCAGGCTTCGCGTAGCCCCTACTTCCATTTTGTCTTTCAATAGTCACTCCATCATCGTCCTCGCGTAAGCCAACAGTATAGATACCTCCATCATCAAAACCTAACAGTGGAAACTCTCTTCCGCCGCTAACCAAACGCACCTTATCGCCCGGCTCAAACTGATCAAGTGCGACTTTACGCAATGCTTCTGCAACCTCTTCGTCAGTGGCGCGGACTAGTCCATCCTCTAGGAACCAGCCTGTGATCCTCTCGTCTAAGTCCTCGGCACGGTATGGCGTGCGGGACTCATCATCGCAGACAACCTTCACGATTTGCCCAACTGAGGCGTGTGTCATATCGGCCTTTACCACTTTCGCATACTCCCCGACTTTCAAACGTTTAGCTTTCTTCTTCATCGCTTCCAGCTCGGCAACTCTCGCTTGTGCCGCGGCTAGTTCCTCGTCGATGGAAATCGGCTCTAGTACGACGTATTCACGGTGATAAAGGCCTACCCCTGACCCACACACCGACACACCGGTACTACGCTTTGACGTAACATACAGAACATCCCCATTCTTATAGGCACTTCCTGCGTACTGTGCATTCACAACGATGATCTTCTCTCCCGGTTCTGCCTCTCGCGCGACCTTACGATAAGTCACGCCCTCATGCGTTACTAGTTCGTTCGGAACAGTGCCGATTTTTTCGAGTAACTCGTAATCATCTTCATCGCCCACAGTGTCGTATGTCTCGCCGTACTCGTTGATAATCTGCGGGTCATCGAAATAGTCGATTTCTACTACCTCATACGGTTTTTCTGCTACGATATAGTCTCCGTGCGACTCACCATACATTAGGTAATCGCCTACCTGCGCATCACGATCCGTTACCACACGATATTGAACGCCATTTACCGTTTTGAAGTTTGCCATTATTAAACCGCCTCCGATAATTGTTTTTTAATAACAGTCGATAACTTGCGCCATTTCTCGTTGATATTGTCCGGCGTCGCCCAATATTCGGACAGCTCCCGATTTTCAATCAAGTACACTTCGCCGTCGAGCACCCCGATGAGATAATCCGCGTCGTCCCGCGTGTAAACTTCGCCACTATTACGCGATCCACATACAACGAGCGCACCGCCCCGGTCCTCCCGTCTACGTACGGTCTTTACTTGAAACGTCTGCCAGTCGCGTGACAACGGGTGCCGCGCTACAATGTCGTACACTTCGGGGGCTTCGGGATTGGCGATCTCATAGCCGTTAGCAAGGAGCGCTGTTTTCGCCACTAGCTGCGAATGGGCTCCGATATTATTCGAGTAGTTCGCCATCTGGTCGCCTCCTCTCGGTTAAAATGGCAAGTACTCGTCGGAAACGGTAATCGGCCCGTCCTCTAATACTGATTGATCTACGTTCTTCGTCGCGTTTTTGAGAATTTCGCGGATATCGTCCTCGGTGCGGAAGTTCGCGAGTTCTTCGTACTTGATTTCGGTCGAGCCGATAAAGGCACGTGCAGCATCGAGTACCCCTTCGTCAAGGTCAGCCGATTCCAGCGAGTACGATTTATCCGCCTTGCTGATCGTGACCGCATCGCCTGTCAACGTGTAGTCCGGCTTAAACTTTTTCGCGGCTTTTTCAAGCTTATCGAAATCAATCATGAGATTGTTAGCGTGGAACTCCTTAAGGTCAAGAACACGCCACGTCTTATATTCGGGATCGTATACCGGCACCATGAAGTAAAGTTTGCGTTTGGCTTTCGCCTTGCACGATAAGCAATTAGTTCCGTTTGGCTTCGCGTACTGGTCGAATAGAGTAACGCCTTCGTCTTCGTTAGCTGGCGCCTTCTTCGGACTGTGCGAGCACGTATGCTTACGGTAGTAGGTTTCGCGTGACGGGTACTTCTCGCCATCCTCATGCGTGTAGTAAAAGTACCATTCGGTATACGGCGCGAGGAGGACAAACGTCTTGCCGCCGGTCAGTTCTTGACTGAGCTTAACGTAGCGTGTAACACCTTCCGGCAAGCCTGCGTTAATGCCTCCGCCGGCTCCTTGTGCTGCCTTGTCGCGAGCCTCTTCACGTTCTTTTAACTTTTCACGGATTCCCATGCACATCGCTCCTTTAACGTTATGATCGGTGGATTGCTTCGAATTGGTCTCGTAGTTCCTCGCCACTTGAAACATCGGAGGCGTAGTAACGTAGCGCGTTGATCAACTTACCCATCGTGTGTTCCGTTAGCTGAATCGTGTATGTCTTCTCAACGGCTGGTGTCGTGGAGATTAGCGTGATTGGTGTGTTGTGTGCGGGGTCTGTCAAAGGCTCTAGCACGACGTAATTCTGAAGAGAAGTATACCGACGTCACCTATGTCATCGTAAAACGTCGCATCACCGTCTAAGTCAAAGCCCACTAGCGCGTAAACCTTATCCTTAGTTAAATCAACCGTTGGTTCTGTAATCTGGATGAGCCTATCGCCCATTAACGCCTCACGTTCAACCTTACGATACAACTTACTTTCGTGAGTAATCGTCTCCATTATCAACACTCCTCGTCATCATTTCGGACACCGGTAGTCCCGCGTCCGCGAGACGGCATGAACGGTCGTCTACTAGAGTAGCTTGCGCTTTGCCCCCACAGGTTTACGACAGGCATACGGGGCGCCTCGCCTTCTTCGTCCACACCGCCTTGCCGACGCGGGAGGTCGGCTGCTTCTCTTACGCGCTATACACCGCAAGGGACTTCGCTACGTTTTTCTTTTCTAGCCGCAAAGCCCGCAATTCCGCGTTTAATTGCGTGATGTGCAAATCAATACCGTTGATAAGCGCTTGGCACGCGTTTATGGTCGCCACACTCCGGGCTCGTTCACGTTTTAAGACAATGCGCGACCTCTCAACCGTCATTTCCGCAATTGTGATGCGGGTCTTTCTGCTCAACGATGACTCCTTTCGTTCGAGCTTCCGTAACTCTTTGGTAAGATAAATACATACTTTATCACGGACATCTGGCGTCGGTTTAGTGTATTGCATGACCGTGACTACGAGGTCAGATGACTCGTGAAGGATGATTCCGATTTGACCACGGGCGTACAATCGGCCCGGCTTGCCGTACTTATCTATCGTTGTGCTTATGAACATTGCTCGCGACAGTTGATTCCGAATCCATTCGGCAGCTTTCGTTTGACTTACGTTGAATCGTTCGACTGCGCGTTTGATCGCGTGAGATGAAACGGTGAGATTCATCCGAGCCGCACCGCCTTTCCGAGCAAGGTGGATGAGGCGGGTAAGGTAATCGGAATATAGTCCGCAGGATCATCATAGGGCGGGAAACCTCCGTTGTAGATATATTCGATATTTTCGGATTGCTTACGTTTAGGCATCGGGATCATCTCCGTTTCAAGAGTAATTATTTCGCTATGTTTAACAGAACGTTCTGTATAATGACAATTAAAGATGGTTAAGATTTTGTAAGGACCACTTGTTATAATTGAGAACAACTTAGAAGTACTCTATAATGACAATAAGAAAGAGATACGACGCGCATATGCTCGTTCGTAATAATTTCTTAGGTTTTGTTAGACAATCCGTGGTAGGGTAGTTTGACAAAAAGACCTAAATCGTGTGATGGAACGTCTATGTGAATCGGGCTTACCTCCAAAGAGTTGCGCCAACAACTCCGAAAGAGCCGAATCATTATAGAAACCATCAGACCAAGCGAGTAGGATCGCTTTCTTTCTCGAATCGCCCTTCGCCAAAAGGGCGATTTTTTCATTTATTGATTCTCTAATAATCATTTCTTGCTCTGTCTCTCTAAAGGTATCTGCTAACGTACCGATTATCGTATTACCTTCGTCGTCAATTTCTATTTCTAGTGGGATGTTATCGGTTCTGCTGTATTTCCTTCTCTTTATAAATTTTCTAAAACATCTTTCTAAATTAAATCTTGCTAACCTGCTAAAGGACCCTTTTTCTACATTGAAGTCTTTTATTGTCTCATCTAAGGCGTCTATCAACTCCTTTGTTAAGGAAGCCTCATTCTGTACCTTATACCAGTTCCTATTAACGTAGTCGTTTATTATAGGAATGAAATCCTTATAAACTAACTCTTTGGATTTCTCGCAGCCTCTTTGGGCGGCTATTGCGATTATTTCTATTTGGTTGTGGTTCAAATTCTACGCCTCCGTTTTAATTAATTTTCCCTTATACTACTAATAGGGGAACGCTTGGTTTAAAATTGGGACATCTTTCTAAGAAAAATTTAAAAAGTCGTAATCAGAGGTGCCATATGACCTTTAAAGTCGGAAGGTGCCGCTTGTTTGAACGGTTGAAAATCGCTGATATGACGCAGGCTGATCTCGCAGAAAAAATCCAGATGAAGCGCCAGCAGCTATCTGACTACGCGAATAACCGAAATGTCATGTCGCTGTCTAATGCGAGGTCTATTGCGCACGCCCTAGGCTGTCATATCGACGATCTGTACGAGTGGATCGAGATACCTCCCTCGGAGCGAAACCGTAACAACAATCGGAGCCGAGAAGAGTAGCGGAAGTCTCCGCTCTCTCACCGACTTTTGTACCGAAACTTCGGTACAATCTTTTTTAGTGGTTGCCCAACTAGCTGGCTCCTATTGTTTTCTTGTTTTTATTGTATACCCGGTAAAGGCTAATTCTGCTACTAGGTTTATAATTTTGATTTTTCTCGCTTTTTGTCGAATTTAGGCGAAACAAAGGGAAAAACACAAAAAAAAAAAGACACCCTCTACAGGTGTCTTAAATAGGTTAGTAATACTACCAACCTCCTCCAACTATTCTGGAAGTTACATATGCGACGCTCTCTTCTGATCCATTATCATAAGTAAACTGTTCTGCCTGTGTTGGCTGAGTAAATAAAACGGAGACAATTGCTACTAAAGTAACCATAAATGCTTTCATTCTAATTCGCCCCTTTTAAAATATTCAAATATCTATGTTCAACGTCCTCTCCTAAAATAGCCTTATGTTCGAAGAGGATCGCGGACATTTTTTGATATACGGAAATATCTCTGAACTCTAGTGCTGTCTTAATGACCTCAAGAACATCGTTGAATGCTTCTTTATACTGCTCCATAGCTAGATAATACTGTAATCTAACAACTTGAAAATTATAAAACTGACTCTTATTGTACTTATCCTTCTTTAATGCGACTGACTCAAAGATTGTGTTATATTTCTCTAAAAAAACACCAATTCTCTCTAGCTGTCCGTTTGAAAGTAATATCTTCAGCGCGTATGGAGCTACCGTAATAATTTCATGTTCGCGATTCTTATCTACAACCAGTCGGATAAACTCACTTACCGCTTCTAGCTTACCTTCCATTACTTCGATTAACTTTTCATTCGACAACGCCGCCCAACGGTAATAATCACCTAGGTTGTGGCATTCCCGGAGAAGTTCTGCCGCCTTTCTGAGTTCACCCATTCCTATTAAACTTGCTGCTTGGTAAAGAAGCGACTCCCCTAGATGTTTAATATCTTTGGCGTCCTTTGCCTCTTTGTAGTACGCATCTGCTACAACAGAAAGTTCCTCCCACTCTTTGGTAACATTATACCAAGTAACGACACGATAGTATCCATCTAACTGTAGATTTACTGTTTCTGCAACACCATTTTTTTGAATGGGATATTCTGTCGGCAGATCGTTCAATACTGCTCGTAATTTATGTAATGCTTCTACACCCTTCTTACGCATATCTCGATCGCGTTCAATCAAGAAAATTCGATGGCAGCAAATCGCATACCTTTCTGATATTTTCTTTTCGATGTTTGTAATTGCGTAATACACAGACGCGGCCTCTGCTAGAAAGCCGTAACCGAAAAGTGCCTCTGCCAAAGTTAAGGCGGTGGACATATCCTTTATATCTATTGTTTCCAAGAATAACTCGACTACTTTACTGCAATGACTGACACCTTGCTTACAGTGAGAGCATGCCTTAATAAAGTCTGTTACTTTGGGAAGAGAAACTTTGGACGAGTCCTTGAAAAGCTCTCCATAAATCATTCCATAAAAAAAATCGTCGTCTAGTCTGAACACGTGTGTCAATAAATCTACCTGGTCCATCGTAATCGCTTGCTTGTTCTTCATAATATAAGAAAGCGATTGGGGAGAGATATACAACAATTTAGCTAGGTCTCTTTGACTAAGATTATGTGAATGCATTTGGATTAGTATTTCTTCCCTTAATTTAAGACGATAATAAGTCAAGTCACTGGTGTCGATCATTGGTTATCACCTGCCATCAATTATTCGAAATAGTATAATCAAAGTATAATTCACATTATGTGTATTGTCAACACATTATGTGAATTGAAAATACATTATGTGATGTATTATATTTAAATATGTGTTATGATGAATATAAATTTAGTAAAGGAGAGATATTCCAGATGAAGAAGGAAATTGAACTACAAGGAAATACATTTAAAGAGTGCTTAGATATTATGAAAGCAGAGAAGAAAATAAAAACTTATAAGGAACTAGCCGAGTTGTCAGGCGTGAAGGAAACCACTCTCAGCATGCGCCTTACACGAGGAAATATGAACCTAAGTGACGTTGTTACCCTACTTGAAGCTCTTGATTATGAAATCATATTTCGTAAAAAATAATTACTACCTTTACAAAAATTTATCTTAATAAAACTTTTTTTATCTGTAAACACATTTTTTAACACATATTTTAGTTCCGCACTATTTTTTATTTCGTTTGGGTCCTTGTAACGGAACGGATACCCTACGACGTTAACCGTCATGTATCCCGACAGCCCTCCGACGACCGCCCGTTTCATCTTCTGACCAGCCTCGTCGTGATCCGCCATAACCCCGATAATCTCTATCGGGCTCTTCCGCAAAGCCTCCGCCTTCTCTTCCCTGATCACCGAACCACCTAATGCTACCGCCGGCACTCCCGCACTCCACAAATACATTGCGTCAATCTCGGATTCCACAAGCACCGCTTTTGTAATCCTCTGCTTATAAACGATGTCCAGCCCGTACACCATTTCGCGTATAGGCCGTCTTCCCTTTGCGTACCAAAACGTTTTTTCGTTAACTTTCCGATATTTAACGTTTCCCAGCGTTCCATCCGCGTTAAACCAAGGAATGGTAATCGCGTTAGTCCTCGGATCATAGCCCGTTCGGAACAGTTGTTGTATTTCTTCGGTTATACCTCGCGAAGCTAAATACGGGTGATCCCTGCCTAGGTACTGTTCGTAAAAACCGGCGCCTGATGTATGGACTCGCGGCTGGTCTATACGTAATCGCCCCGACAAGTCCAGCGTAAGCGCCTCGGGATCAACCGTTCCCTCCCCGTACTTCCATCGCAAGTAATCCTGCGTCTCCTCTTCCGTTTCCTCCCGTAGAAACGCGGGCAACTTTACGATCCCGCCGCGCTGGTAATCCGGGTCCTTGGCGCCCATATCCGACCAATAGCCGGCTTTTGCTATGTTACGTGGGTCGTTGTTGTCACGTAGCCATACGTAGAATGACGGAGACCGATCCCAACGGAAGGGGCTGGCCGCAAGTAGCTTGTCATCCGTCCACGTTGCGTCCGTCCACGAAAACTGCTCGAGCTCAGCCTGAATATCTATCTCCATTTGTACGTCCTCCTTAAAACGGCATCTTAAATTGATCTGCGGCCGCCTCTCCGCTTGGTAACTCACGTACAAGCCCATAGTTCGGCATGTAAACGACTTCTAACGTGACACCTTCGCCTCCATTACGCCCTTTGTTTAGCTGTATAATCCCGATTCCATCCAACGTATCTATCCCGATAGTTAGTGCCGAATCTTGGAGGAACGACTTACTCTTCATTAGTTCAGCGCGTGTGGGCGGTCTAAGCTCTCGATTGCCCTCATCGTCTCTGTCGTCACGGACCTCTTCCGCCTGTGTAATGCCATGAATAACACACTGATACCGACCTGCCAACGCCCTGATTTTGTTCGAAGTCTCGGTCGCGTCTCCTCCGGTTGTCTTAGATCGGTTCGCCTCGTAGGTCATATAATAGTACGGGTCAATAACAACCACGTCCGCCTTTGTTGCCACGATGTCAGCTTCTAGGTCGCGAACTCTACGGGATGAGAAGTCGATATCGTCTACCGCACGAACAACGATGGTGCCCGGTATAATTTCGTTGATCTCCGTTAAAAATTGTTCGAACCCCTGTTCAAACTCTTCCGTTAATTTCCCATTAAGCAGCGCTCTGTTTTCGAATCCTACCTCGTAATCCACACCGCCAATGTTTGCGTTGACAGCTCCTTGGCGCGCTGAGATAGACGAATAGGCGCGGGCCATCCATTCAAATCGAGACATTTCCATCGCCCATACGAGTACGTTTGCGCCCTGAGCCGCAGCTTCTATCGCTTCTTCCATCGTAAATATTGACTTGCCTCGGCCACTCCGCCCGTACCACGTATAAACATTGCCGGAAAGGTAGCCGCCTATCTCTTTATTAATCGTAGGGAATTTCGACTTCCATATCTTAAACGACGTTCCTTCCTTACGTTTTCGATATTCGTCTAAGAACGTTACCGTATCACGTTTAATATCCGTTCCTACCTTTGATCGCGTAGCCGTTTCCGACCTGATCTGCTCTGTTTGCTCGATGAGCCACGTGGCAAACTCTTCCGTCGATAGTTCCGTAAACTTATCGCCGACGTCCCGTCCGGTTAAGAACGAATGTAGCCGTAATTTGCCCGCATCGTTCCTCATTTTACGGGCCATGTATTCGAAGGAGTCGCCCACTTCCGGCATGTACGTAAAGCCCGCACACTCAGCGACTACAGTTCGATAATCTGGCGCCTGTCCTCCGTTGCTGTCCGCGTAGTCCTTAATGAATCGGTAGGCCTTCCGTTCAGCTTCCGTGGGGAAATGCTCGGCCCGAATATCGTATCGAAGAAATGCTCCCGTATCGTTTGTGTCAATCACTTTCGATAGAAATGATTCACCGTATGCCAAAACCGCTCACCTCCGCTAGTCACGAAATGTCTACCGATTTATTACCAAAATAATGACTTATTTGAGCTACGGTCATGCCGTTGATATGGCGGGCACCGCCATTCCTTTCTAGCAGTTTGTCAATGTAATCTAGCCCCTTAGCCGTAACATAAGTAATGGGAACGTTAAATAGGCTACTGTTTCCGAACGTCCGTTGCTTTACCACGAAGTAGCCCTCGTTAACATACATCTGGTAGGGCTCGTTTTTGTGATTTAGAAGTCTAAGGGCACGCAAAAATGCATATAGTTTCTTTTCACCAATGCCCAGTGATTTACCTGATTCCCGCATGAGTTGGTAGTTTTTCGCGTCGATAAATCTGTCATGAGCCTGTACTTTTGGTTGCTGTAAAAGTAGTTGTTCTTCTGCGTAGGCTCTAGCTTCTTGTTCTTCTTTTAATCTAGTTGCCAACCCTATGATGAAATCTGGATTACTCAACGTTTTTTCAATCGTCTCCGAAGTCATATAAGCACCGTGTTTACGGATTGAAGGGATAACCTCATGAGTAATCCATCGTTTGAACGACTTTGCTTCGGACTTACGACTTCCTAGAATTAAAGCATAAAGACCAGCTTCATTTACAATAGTCATATTGGGGTTTCTGCTTAAACTATCCGTTAAACGGATAGTTTGTTTTTCATCCTCATCCAATCTCCCGACAGCATTACCTTGATTTGTTATTCCCAACACTTCACATACATCCTTGGCTACAAACCACGGTTCCCCGTCTTGTATAACTAAGCGAACCTGATGATTTTGGTAATTAAAAATATTTTTATACATACGTCTTCCTCCTACCTTTACACTATTTGTTCAACTCTCCTTTTCTTTATACCACGATATTTTTGTACACTCGTTTTTTCAGTGATAGCAGATGTAAATAAAAGTAATTTCCTTTGTGATCTATTACTAACTTTTGTGATATAGTGTGATTATTTGTGATTAATTTCAGATTATTTTTTCAAACAAAATGCTTGACAGATTTTTATTTAGGTATATTAAACATATTTATAAGAGACGCCTTCCCCACTCTGACAATTTCTCCGACAACCGATCCGCCTTCTCATCCGACAGCTCCCCGAACTCATTCCGAAACTCTATTAACAGCGCGTAGTCAATAAATGCCTCTGCGCAGTAATCCCGTTCCTCATCGGTCATACGCGGTTTCATACGGAATAATCTCGCAATCATTTTCGCATCCCCCTCTTAGACTCGCCTTTAAACGTGAGTTGTGCGCATTGTTCCCGTACGCGATCCGCTAACCTCTTGTCAAAAACTTCCGCCAACTCTTCCATCGGTATATTCGAGGTGTAAACGGTAGGCATCCGACTCGTCACCCGATGATTGATAATCGTATGCAGGTCGCCTCGGAAAGCCTCGGTCGCGTCCCGTACTCCGATATCGTCCAGCACCACGAACGGAGCATTAGTCGCGTGCTTCATCCATTCGTAGTATTTACCGGATGCGGGCTCGGCAATGTGGTCGGGTACTTTCGGTCTATTAAACTGATTAAATAGCGTCTGCCACTCGTTCACGTCAAGGAAGAAGACCGGCCGTTGTAACGGTTGGAGCCCTCGTTGGATCGAGCCGATATAGTGTGCTATCAGGTACGCGTTCGCAATTGCGGCGGCTGTCGTTGTCTTGCCGGTGCCGGGCTCATACGAAAATAGGTACAGCGATTTAATGCGTTCAGAAGGTTCTGAAACCTCGTTAAATTGGCGCATAAACGTCGTTATATAACGTTCAATATTCGAATAGATACTGCGCTGTTCGACGCGTGGCGGTGCCGTCTCGACGGTTACATGGGCGTAGTCACTCGGGATGCAGGCGGCAGCTACTCGGCCCCCTTTTCCACTGGCTCCGTGCATCGCGATGAAGGACGGACACAGGCGGGTGTAGACAGGCGGGTCGGTGGCATGGCGGCAGGCTTCGCGTAGAATGCAGTGTGACGCATTTGTCCCTATACTCAATCACATAACCCCCTTAATCGTTCACAAATTTGCAACTTTTTATTGATTACCTCATTTTGGAAGTAAATATAATATCTACATCACTCTTGAATGGAGGTTATATCATGAAGATTTCTAGTTTTATAGTAACTTCTATGGTGGCAATCCCTCTTCTCTTTGGAGCATCGGTCGTACACGCAGATTCCACTAGTAGTAAAAGTACGATCATGGCAAAATGTCCTGATGAGGTGCAAGTGTATTGGCCCGTGTGGAAGTTCCCTAAATCTTCCGACGTCCCATCAACAACCGCCGACTATAAAGGCCAAAACTACACAATTACAGACTTAAAGCTAGATAGAGTCACTACAGACTACTACAAACCGGGTTACTGGGTAGGAATTTATAAAGGTACATGCACATGGAATTAATATTTACAGGGATTGCTGGACTTGTTCTAGCAATCCTTTCTTTACTTTATAACCACTCCGCCATCTTCCTCACTCTCGATAATATCTTCACCATTAATAGCAAAAGATGTACCGCGGTGCATTAAGCATTTAAGTCCGTCCCTTATTTTAATGTTCTTTAAAATTCCAAAATATATTAATATATCAATAAAGGAGATGGTTTTTTTGAAGAACGTAGATAGGGACGCACTATTAGACCATCGTTTAGGTCAATTCTCTATGCTATCTATTGGCTTGGTAATTATATTGCTAGGTTTTTCACGATGGTTTTGGGGATTCCCAATCAATCCTTCTACGATGGTTTTGTTGTCCTTGGCATCCGCATCATATGCAGTAGGTGATTTTGGAAAGTACCTTAATAAACCCGGACTGCATATTACTTGCTATGCACTAGCCTTTGTTTGGGGTATTTGTGGTTTAGCCTCTCCCCAATTTGCATTTGTTGGGTCGTTGCCTTTTGATATTTCCGGGTTCACAGACTTCGCAACCCTCTTTGCCTTCTCAATCCCGTTTATTTCGAGAGGAATTTGGTCTGTATTGCCCGTGAGAAAAGATGATTTGCCTCACCACCAATCAGCCAACACCTCTTCGAATACATAAGTAACTTTCCGGTTATCCTCGCGTAGCACTACCGCCAGTACCCGCGCCCGCATATACGTATACATAAACGTAAAGGTCAACGTTGGGTACTGTCGCGTTGGCTTATAATCGCGGAAGCATCCGTCAATAAACCGTTTGACCACTTCCGATCCGTGTTCGTCGATCATCCGTTTAATCATGCCTTGTTCGGATCGCCAGCCACGGGCGGGAACGTAAGGGAGTCCGTAGAGTTCTGCGTGTCGATCGCGTAGAAATTCGGTAAATGTAGTCGTATTCCAATCGGCAATTTCCCGTTCGCGCCAAGCCTTCGCAGGCGGGAGTTTACACTTTGTCATCAAGGCCCACCTCCTCTGATTCGTACTCCATCACGAAATCCCAAAAGTCCTGACAACCGTAGGAATCGAGCATACGCTCCACGGTAGATTCAACCGCGCGAAGTCTTCGTTCCATCTGCGCTACTTTCATTTCCGCATCCAGCGCCCTTTCAATTGCGTGAGGCCATCCGGTGCGGGCTTCAGCGATAAACGTCCACCCGCACTCCGTACAACTATTCTCCATAGCCTCGTTGCATATCGCTAGGTCTTCACGTAGGTTACGTCCCATTTATACATCGCCTCCTAAAATAAAGTCATCGCATGGGGCAAGTAATGGTAATACATATAATCTGAAAGACCGTCCATATCAGACTCATCAGAATCAGCTTGTTTTGTTTGTATATGCTTGGGCCCGTATATCTCTATCTTTTTCGGAGGCTCACCGCTTACGCACCATAAAATAACCGCGAGCAAGACGGCACATCTAATTCCTCGCCATATAATTTTCCGCGCAAACCGCTCTACCTCAGGCACTAACCATCGCTCCCTTTCCGTAATCGTAGCGCGTGCCATTCGCAAAAGTGTCGTGTGTACGCCTTATCTGCGGCGATCTGCCGTTTGACCGCGCGTTTTAATTGAAAAGCGTGGTAGGCGAGTTTGAGTCGGGTTAACATTCGGAGACACCTGCCCTTTCCCGTATTCCTAAAAGCACTGTTAGTTGATTACAGATTCCAAATATTGTATATTCAATATGAAAGGTGGGGAATCAATGAATAAGTTTGAATGTTTCTTACTTTATTTTTTCAGCTTATTATTCTTTCCATTAGGCATTATTTTGGGATTAGCTTTTTTGTTAGGAAAAGATTCTTCAATAAGAAGAGTTGGACGAAACTGCCTGTTTTCAGCTCTTTATTCATTCGCAGTACTCGTAACGGTAGGAGTGATTAACTTTGTTGTTTCATAATTTATTTCGCCCGTTTCACATCTTAATCGTTCGATCTCCGCTAGTAACTTCGGAATGTCTTCGCGGGCATGGGCGATGAACTCTGCGTCTTCATCACTGCCGTACATTAGCACAGCGATCTCTCCGCCATTGTTTCTAAATCCACGTATCTCAGGCGAGTACACTATTAGATCACCGAATTTATCACCGCAAAATCTCCATGACCCAACGGTCGCATCCTCCGCACGCTTGCGTATCGCTCCGATTTCTTCACGCGTCATCATATTAGACCACGATCCCCTTTCCATTCGATCATTGAATAGTCATCATCTGGTGAATAGAGCGCCCCATTGTCGTATATAACACCTGCCCAATACTCCAGATCACATAGCGCGTTATTGAGAGCTAAGTACAGTTCTCCGTCAGGCCCAACGCCTTCTACGTAATCCTCGATGCCTTTAAGTGCCTCGTTCAATCCGTTTACGATGCGATCAATAGCGTCGTCTTTTCGTTCAGCTCGTTTAATTGCCGCTGTCTGCTCGGAGTCAAATAAAACGTAGGGTCTTCCGCATACCATGATCATCGCGATACCTCCCATTTACAAAGCGTGTGTTAGGTTAATTGCTTCCTTAGTGCGCTCGAATGTATACGACAATAGTCTTTTTCCAATCTAGTTGATCAAATCGCGCTTCAGCTTGCTTTATTACTTCTTCTTCCTGCAATTCTGTAAGAGGAAACTGAGTGTATAGATCGTCGGCTATACTGTCAGCAATCTCTTCGAACAGGTCGTCGCTGTCTTCATCTTTAAACCATACTTTCTCGTCAATAGTTATATACTCATCAATTAGTATTTTCGATGGAGAACCAAGGGTGTAACTGTGCTCCTCGCAGTCGTCTGGATACATGAAGATCAACTCTCTATCAGGATGCTCTTTTAACTTTTCAATCAATTCATTTGTCTTGTTCAAATCAATCTATCCCCTTTCCCGTCCAAACTACCGTACAAAGCTAAGTTCGCGATTTCTTCCGCAGTAAGAATACGAACTCTCCACGCATCTATCTCGAAAGTCGGCGTCACGTACATTTCGCAATCCAACTCCACCTTATCCGCGTCTAGTTCGAAGTAAAGTTTCCCTAGGTAAAAGTCTTGTCCGACGCACTTTTTAACGATCTTGTCGTCGATTATGCAAACCTCATTTCGGAAATCGTCCATTAACGCGCGCCTCCATATTCGTTTTATTTACGTGACATTTACGCGGATACAATGGAAGCTGTCACAAGTGCTGGTTGCGTACGTCACACCGCCAGTTCGGGAGCAAATGCCGTCGCACTCTTCCGAAAGCATGTGACTATCTTGAAAGTACACGCAGAAGTCGCATATAGTCGTACAATCGTCATTACAAGTTATCACGAGGAAACGCCTCACTTTCGTTTTATTTACGTGACCACGCGTTAAGTAATCGTAACTTTGTGGCGGGAGATAACCGGCGCCACGTTCCGGCGAGTATACGCATTGGACTAGGCTCCTTTTATGTTTAGACGTAAGGTTACTTCTTTTGAGGAAGACGGTCTTTTAGCGATATCACTACGTAGGAATTGAATAAGTCTTTCGCCCTCACCGTCAAAAATGGCTGTCATTAAGCGAGTTGCCTGCCGGCTTCCGAATGCTGGATGCTTATCTTTTTTAGCAGGCCAGTAACCGGAAACGTCTCGGTAATCGTGATGCATCGTATTCCACGAATGAGCCATTGAATTTTGATTGTCCACATCGTAACCTTTATTTTTCGCCCACTGCCTATGTAGTACAATAATATCGTCGTATTGACGTTCCCATAATTCGAGTTGTTTCCTAGAAGGGCGTCCAGCTTTCCGTTTAGCTACTACGGCGGGTTTTTGTTCCGTAAGACTCTCGACCAACTTCACCAACTCGTTAATCGTGCGTTCTTGCTCTAGGGCTCTGCGTTCTTGCCACTCGAATTTATCCGAGCAATATGCTAGATGCGTCGTAAGTAATTCGCTGATCTTATTTAACGTGGTAATCTGCGTCAACTCGCCTGAGAAGATGGCGTTTGTAATCAGTAACATTTGCTCGCGATACTCAGGAGTATTGTCCATATAGAACGCTATTTTCTTTCCGTCTTTTACTTGTTTTAAACTGAACATGTTAAATTCCCCCTTGTTAATCAGCCTCAATTATTATGGATTCGCGGCTACGTCTCGATGGGAGCATCTTAGATATTCCGTCTAAGAAATCGTACATGCCGTCAATTGCTGTCTGATACTCCTTCGCAGAGCATTCGTTTAAAGTCGAGAACTCTACGTCAAAGTGTGTCAGAAACGAATATTTTTTTAGAAAATCGCGGACAGAAGCCGAGAACTCTAACGAACGGCCGCTGATCTCTGAGCCCGTTCTTATCTCGATGACTTCCCCGTCTGAACTTGCGCTAATGGACTCGATGGTATCCCGTAGAGCTTGCACCGACTCTACCGCTTCGTCTCGTTGACGTTCCGCTAGTTCACGCGATTCTCTTTCGGCTTTGAGAGCCCGCTTGACTTCGCGGAGCTCACGGACAGTCATTTCGTCAACGGATTTGATCGCGCCTGTGGACGGGATTGTGTGTGTCGTCTCAATTTCACGATCGGAAAACCCGGTCAATAAATCTAGGTGAGCGATGGTTAGTCCGAACATCGATGTTCGATCCCCGAACCTCTCAGCCACTCGAATGAACCGATTGGCATGTTGCGGAGTCATGTCGACTTCTCCTCGACACCACTTTTCCCATTGACCGTAGGCTAGATCATTCTCTTTTACGTGCTTCAGCCTCCGCCCTATTTCGAATATTGCCTCGCCCGCAACTCTCTTGTAGGCATTAATCTCCGCGGTGATTACGTTTAAATTGTGGGAGAGCGCGGTTTCCTGCATGGTCTGTGCCTTCATTATCCTCATCCTTTCTTCTTCGAATAGACTACTTCGCGCTCTCATGTCTACTCTTATAAATCCTCTGCCGCGTCATAATCTTTTATCTAATACCGTTCTATTTACACTGTTGACCGCGCGATAGAAGGCACGTAGTGACTGATTGATGCGCTATCTTTTATTCTTTAAAAACATTCTTTTTAATAATTCTTTTTCATCTACGCGTGAGTAGTATGTCTCTACGCTAGCGTAGTATGTTTCTACTGGTGTGTAGATACCTCCCTCCCTTTCTCCTTGCCGAGTAGTTTCTTTACCTCGGGCTTCGCCGCTACCATCTCTCGGAGCCTCTCGATGAATCCCGGTAGCCTTCCCGCAAACTCAGCCTCAGTCAACGGGTCATGAACGGTGTAGTATATCTTGTCTGCTCCGTTCGGACTCGGACGTGTCTCGATGTCCACCAGTCCGATCGCGCTGAGTATCCCGTCCAATAACGGGAGCGTCGAGTAGCTCATCTGGAACTTTTCAACGATGCCCTTGCGCCCTCTCCATGACTTGCCGTGGTTAAACGATGACTCGTCGTTATTGCGGAAACGTAAGAGGAACAGATAGTAAAGCGTTGCCTTGTCGCCAATGTACGGATGGTATACGTCCCATATGTCGTGGTAAACGAGACTAAAGCCGGATCGTAGCGTGCCCTCTCGGATGTATACGTTTGCCACTCGGATATTCACCTCCAACCGATGTTTACACTTGTTTATTCGTACGCGATGATGAGTTCGCACACTTTTAGAAGAAAAAATTTTGTTCCTTTACTCTTAATAGGGCAATGGAGTTATTAAAATTGGGACATAAACCTTAAAAAATTTTTTCTTTAACAAATGTCTATAATTACGAGACTACAAAAACTCAAAAATTTGGTACACGTTTAATAAGTTAATTTCACTCATCTAGCATTTATTACACCCTTTACTATTAATAGGGGTATGAGGTAGTCGAAATTGGTACGTTTCATAACAAGATTTTATTGATGAACCCCCCAGACTGATATCCGTAGTACCCTTTTCAAAAAAAATAGCCAAGGAGTTAGAAAACCTCCTTAGCTATCCCATTTAATACCGGGTGCATTCGTAACTTTTGCCCCTGTCGATATTATTGTCTCGTCAGGTGTTGCGACTGTAATTATCAAATCATAATAATCGTAGACCTCTCCATAGTAGTCCTTTTCTGGGGATTTCCCGCCTGCTGCCGATCCAAGAGTGCGCACAAAGTTATTCCCGATACGTTTTGCAGTCTCCTTATTGACAGCGTAACCAACGATTACCGCAAGACTAACTCGATCCTTATCTACGATAATCGCCGCGTCCTTAACGAAGTCTCTTTTCTTCACGTCGTCGGTCACTCTTTTTATAATCGCGTCCTCAATTTGTATCTTAGGCTGTTCTTCTTCTGTTTTCGTCTGCTCCTCATTTTGTACTTTGCTAGTTGTCGCCTGCTGTGACGAAAGGCCTGTTGGTTTGTCTAAAGTAAAAGCACTTATGAAACCTATGAATGATAATAACAGAATCAAGGTACCCCTCTTCCTAGTCAAAACAAAATTCCCTTTTGATAGCCATTTGGGGTTAATAATTATTATCAAGGAAACAAAAAATAATAGCACAGAAGCTAGTCCTAAGAAAGCCATGCAGTCCCTCCTCTCATAGTCAATCCTCTCTCTCTTTAGTTTACAGTGACAACGTGTTAAGTACAATTCTAAAATTTCTGAACAAAAAAACGCCAGCCCCGAAGGACTAGCGTAATATTTTCCTTTCTTTATTGAGTTTTCCTATGACGTCATTTAAAGGTGAATACTTCTCGTGTTGATTTTTAATTGAGGTCTTGGATAGATGTGTATACCTCATCACCATTCGCAGGTCTGAGTGTCCCAGTATCATTTGTAGATGACGTAAGTCTCCACCGTTTTCCAAAAACATTGTCGCGGCCGTATGCCGAAACAGGTGCGGGTGAATACGTATCGGAATATTGGCTTGCTTTGCATATTCCTTTAATCGATGCCGAAATTGTCCATCTCTCAAAGGTTCGCCGTAGTTAGCAAGAAAAACATAATCCGTGTCAAAGTCTTCGTTTTCTTTTATTACGTCCTGTATTAATCGAAGAGTATGTCTATTTATAGGTACAGAGCGTGACTTTCGATTCTTTGACTCTTCGGCACGTACCGTGATCATTCCTATTACAAAATCAATGTCCATCTTTCTTAACGACAGTACCTCGTTAATACGAAAGAACCCGTCAATCAAGACATTCATAATCACATAGTCGCGGAACCCACTATATCTACGTTGATTCGGCATGGCTAGTAGGGTCTGTAGTTGTTCAACGCTCATTATTTTTATCTCGTTCTCATCTTCCTCGACCTTTTTAATAGATTCAAAAGGGTTGGAAGAAATGTAGCTCTCTGTTGTAAGGTGCTTAAAAAAGGTTCGCATCGTTTTCAGTCGCGTATTCACAGTCGTAGGAGTAAGCCCTACCGTCTGCTCTGCTTCTGTTTTAAACTTATGCCCTTCGAATCGTATTTTCTCTTTGAGCATCCAAACGATGTAACCCCGTATCATTTCTGTATCCACATTTCTAACATCTCTACCTAACCCGCGTAAATCCATGTATTCTACAAAAAATCCGTAGTTCTCTTTATAGCTTGCGAGTGTTCGATCCTTTCTTCCCTCCGCAACCTTAGCGTGATAAAATCTCTCGAACAACGCGTCTAACGCGTATTCAGAAGTTACCGAAAATCTTTCCGTTCGTTGACGCTTTCCTTTTCGTCTATCCAA